AGACTGGCATGGTGTTGTAGAAACCAGCCACAACGTAGATCACATCACCCAGTTCTTTGAAGATATGAGCCATGTTCTCATCACTGAGTTCTTTGGCTTCATAAGCTTGCATCAGTTCCTTGGTTTCTTCAGCGATCAGGCTATCAGCCCACCATACGAAGTCACGGTTAGCATCCATCGCAGCGATGAATTCCCGCTGTTTCTCAAAGACAGCAGCGGGGAGTTGTTGGGTAAACATTCAGTTTCCTTTCTGGTTTGTGATACACCCACGAAAGACAAAGTGGTTTGTGTTTCATTTTGGGCGATTTATGAGACACAAACCGTCCCATTCATGAATTCGACACAGATTGACAAATTGTTGTTTGGTTCCATACCAAGCATAGGTCTTATCTGTAGTCAGCTTCGTGCCAGAAAGGTGTAGATACCTCAAGGGATGATCTTGGATATCTACTGCGTAGTGCAAGTCTTTCTTTTGATTCTCAGCCCGACGTATTACTACTTTTCCCACACTCCGAAAAAGAAACCCTGCCCCATTTTTGGGGCAGGGCAATGCTTTACCACATGATTTCTATGAATCAAGGGAGATATGGATCACCTCCTCCCTAGCTGAACCAGCGGGAGTAAAGGTTTTGGACCCATTGCGGTTGGGGAAAGACATTCCAGCCGACCACAAGACCGATTCCTACCCCCAGTACGAGTTCAAACATTTTGCACCTCCTTTGCTTCAACGGTTGCGAATACTGCCAAATTCTTGGCTTCCCAGAGGGAGCGAAGTGCAAGAGTCAGTTCTGCTGACTTAGGCAGTGTCTTGACCAGTTGCATGGCAAGGTCGTGAAATGGTTTCGAGGCTTCCTGAAGGTGAGGAGGCAGATGCTCGTACCGAAAAAGGCTGTTCACTTTGGTTTCATCCATTGGATACTATCTCCCAGTCTTCAGCCAACAGATCAGTCTGGCTTGCGAGCCATGGGACTTGATGTTTATCAGCAGTGTTCATGTAGATGTACGGCAAGGTCATTTTGCTGTGGTCATTAGGAACCTGAAGCTCCAGCCACATACCCTTACCATTCCATCCTTGACGAGCAACTCGACCAGAGCCTGTTTTAAGGATCTCCAGTGCTCGTGAGAAAGAAAAGGTCATGAGGTTTCTCCAAATACTGAAGAGGCTTTCACTGTGAAGCGAGATACCTCTCCTTCGAGTTCATCATAGATGACTGCTTGAGCCATCGCTGTTTCTCCGTAGGCTGAACCATAAAGATCAGGCTCAGACCAATTAGAGGCTTGCTCCCACATCACTCCGGGGAACTGCTCGACCTTACGATGGTGCTTGTCCCCTGTCCAGACGGTGATGTGTTCGACTTCGGCTAAGTCTTTGCGATACCTCTGAAGAAACTGCATGACGAGGCGATCAGGTTTTATTTTGTCACCATGATGACCGAAGATTGCCACTTTGCTAAAGATGTGTGCCCAATAGGCATTGGGATTCATTTCGACATTGACATTTGGTTGGTTGTGATACCGCCACTTGGCACCCTGAAGAAGTGACAGATAACTGTCTCCATCATGGTTTCCTCTTTTGATGACTAGACGGACATCAGAAATTTGTGCAGCGATATCAGTGGTATGGATGATTTGTTCTCCTGTGATATCAACCACTTTGAAGTGCCGAGAATCAATATCAAGAATATGATCCGATCCGTGAGTGGCAGTCATTGGCACCTGACCATTGGCGTGAAGAACGTCACCATTGTAGTACAGGATAATCTCTTGGACATTTTCCTTGTCTACATGGTCGAACAGACGGCAAAGCCAGTCATGTAGACGGGTCATGGCGATCTGAAGATCCCAGTCTCCGTATCCAGTTTCCGCACCCCATGCGAGAGCACCTGAATGGAGATCGTTGATGGAGATAAAGGCTTTCTTGGTTCGAGGAGTGAGCTTGTAAGCTGGTGGTTTGAATAAAACAGGAGGTATGCCGGTGAACTTGTCTGCAATGGCTTGCATTCGTTCTTCTTCGGTCTTCTCTTCCTCTTTGTTAAGGAAGTAATACGAATAGGTGTTTCCATTCGCATCTGGTGTTTCAGACTTGATCCATCCAGAGTGGGGTTGTCCTTCAAACCCTAGAGTGTCCATCCCAGCAATAACTGCTGGTTCTGCTTCGGAACGACTTTGGAGTTTTTGGAGTTTGGTTTGGATAGATCGTCGTGCAGTAGATTCATTGACTCCAAAGTAGTCAGCTACAATTTGATAAGTTGGCTGTCCATTCTGGGACCAATAGTCATAGTATTTGCTCATGGTGGGAGTCCCTTCTTGGCTAAGGTAGGGACTCCCTATCATGCTGACTATCCGTGGTAAACTTCATTCGGGATCAGCTTTCGGTGCTGAATCCATCCTGTAAGATTGCCATGGAGGTGTTCAGACTGCCATCCTTCCGGATTACCAGAAGTGGAGTATCTGATTCTTTCATCAGGTTTGGCTTGATGTTCAAATGGTGAAGCATGAACACGTTCATCATTCATGAGCAGATCTGCACGCTGCAATTCAGCAATAATGGACCCATCACCATTGAAAGGTTTGTAAGAGATCCGAGCACACCGAGCAGCAGAGATCTTCAGCAGCACATCAGAGTGATACTGTGTCTTTTCGACATCAGTGATGTATGGCAAGTGCCATTCCCCTAACGTCAGATTCTGAACATCAGCATGTGCAATGGCTTGTGCCACGAGGTTTGCTAGATCTTGAAGATGCGGTTCAGCAGCATGATGCTGACGGAGCCAGAGGAAGTTGTCCCACTGGGTTGCTGTAATCAGTGTGTCGATCCACGAGAACGGTTCCAATAGACGATTGGGGTTCTGCTTGTGGTAGCCAGCGTCCATGAAGGCTTCGGCTACGTCAGCAGCTACATCACGAGCATGAAGCCATGCTTCTTCACGAGACATTTCGACCGTCATAAGGCGAGTGAATGCCTGCTCGTCATCCCGGAAGTAATCGGTGATGAGGGTAGGTTCGTTACATTCTTCGTCAGCTTGCATTCCCTTTTGGTTCTTACCCCAATGCCAAGGCACGTAAGGAATATTTCGAACCTCATTGAGCATGGTTCGGACAGGTACAGCACGAGAAGAACGCGCATTTCGACCAAAGACCCGATGGGTCATGATCTCACCATGAATCGGACGCGGGTATCGCATCCTGATGGTATAAATGTGTGGACAGCCATTGGCAGCAGAGGCCAAGATGACCTCCACTTGCATCTGAGGCTGTCCCGGATGCGAATATACGACGTTATTCATCTGGCATTTTCTCCTGCTTGTTTTGCCAAAAGGCAATTGCTTTGGCGAGTTCTGTCTGTCCCAGTTCAGCCAGTTGACCGACATCCAAATTCGAAGTCTTAGGAACAGCACGGTCGTCAATGATGACACCTTGCATGATATTGTGAACGAGCATAGCAGTAGACGAAGCGATCAGCATGTAATGAGGGATTTTCGTATCCGGATCCAATTCTTCCCCGTCTTTCAGAGCTTTGCAGTGTCGTTCGATGGAATTGATCAGGGAGCGATAACTCAGCCCCTTCTCAAAGTTACGGGCAGCATATTTATACTCACCGAGGCCAAGGCCCACAGCGGCTGCAACCTGCAACTCAAACGGAACCAAATCAGTGTCAATCTTGGTTCCGATAGATTGCCGTTGAGCACCCGTGGCTATTTGACCCCACTCAGCCATTCAGAACCTTCATGGACCGTTTTACAGCGTCCAGATCTTGCTGCACATCGAGCCTCTCGCTGTACATCTGATGCAGCATTGTCGCAGTCTCCGCATGACTCCTACGTTCGTCGTAGAGAGCCGAAGACAGTTCACCGATATGGGCTTGCTGTTCCATGATTGAAGCTGTGGCTTCATCCATAATAGCAGCAAAGAACTCATCCATCTGCTTGACAAATGCGATGTGCTGAGTGGCTTTGCGATGACGCTCCTGAGTCTTCGTGAGAAGATCTTGCAGAGCAATCATGGCACGAGGAATGTCAGTGCCTTCGAAGTCCATCTGGTCGATACGCTTGCCCTGCTTGTGAGCACTAGCAACCATCGTTCGGACTTCTTTCATACGTTTCCGTTTGTAGCTGGGAGATTCTTCTGTGGTGATAACAGAAGTCAGATTGGTCTTGGCTTTGGTCATTTTAAGCTCCAATGAATTCAATGGTTTCAGGGTTTGCAACAATGACCATCGGCATTTCATAACCCATGAAGTACGGATCATTAGGGTCAGTTGCAATTGCGATGAGGTTGTTGATGTGGTTTTCCTTGTCTTCCAGATTATGGAAAGCAGACATCCCCATATCATCAGCATCCTGACGGATAGCTTCTGTGATGATAGTGTCGAAGTCTTCGTCTCGGAAAGACACATCAATGTCTGTAATGGAGAACTCTCCATCTACCCTCCAGACACAGTATAGACGTTGGGTCATCGGATCCTCCTTGGTGGGGGACTTTCACCCCCTCGTCAGGTCAAGCCTGTCTGCCGCTCTTAACGACTTTCGCTTATATGTCTCTTCACACTATTCCCGGTGGCTTCTCCGGGATCCAGATCGAGTCCAGAACTCGACGGATTAACGTATCGAAGCCTACATGACGAAGAAGCTGAGACAAAGGCTTCTTCTGAGTGGAACAGTGGGATTCAATCCAGATGATGTACCATAGCCAAAACAGCATGGTCGCCTCCCTTGTTATTGCAGTTTTGCCTCCTGCGGTTTGTCTTCTTGGTTTTGGTATTTTCCATCGTACTGAGCATGATCAGAAGTGAGATGGAAAACTACTTGAGCAATCCCCACACCAGCAGGAATCTCCAGAAGTCCTTGCCCTTTGAAGGCAAGCTCCAATGTAAGCCAACCGTGCCATCCCGGTTCGATGACCGTGTTGAAAACGGAGAGACCCTGTCTGGCCCACGTAGATTTGTCATGGACAATACCTGTGAGGTTGGTGGGCATCTGGAACCGTTCAATGGCCGAAGCCAAACAAAAAGAGCCAGAACTGGGAACATCATCTACCCAGACGATATTTCGACCTTGGCGATTGTCGAAAACTATCTTCTGTTTGATGCGGATGTCATAGCCAGCTTCAGACATGCCGTAACTGTACCCAGCAAATTTCTTTTTCGATTGGCACATGCCTTCAATGGGTGCGGCTTTGAGTAGACTGTCACGATTGAGGATCATATCACTTCTCCGGGATGAGGTAGACCTCACCGTAAGTGACTGTTTCAAGAAGTCTTTCAGACACATGCTCGTCAGGAACGAACCAAATGGTATCCCAGTCAGGTTTGGGAGGGATTGATACACAGAGATCAGTGAAGATGACAAGAGCTTCAGGGTTGATTTCTTGCACTCGTTTGTACACCGGATGCAAAGATGTACCACCACCAGACATCACATGAATGTGATCGAGAGTTTCATCTTCACGGAAGACTTTCTCGAACTGGATCTGGGTATCCCACAGGATGACAGTCATCAGAGTCGGATTCAGCTTTTCTTTCAGTGTCTTAGCCGAAGCCAAGAACTGACGTTTCTGCTGAGAGGTGATCGAACCAGAAACATCCAAGGCATAAACCAAGTGGGTCAGACGGTTCTTTCGACCACGCTTAGGGTATTTGCCTTTGAGCCTGAGTCCATCTCTTTTCTGACGACGTGAAGGACGCATGAAGGTACGTTTCCCACCACTCAGAGGATCGGTGAGATAGTCTTCGAAGATTTCTTCATAGTCAGCCTTCTGGATGAAGACGGTTTTCCCTTCAGTTTTCAGGATCTCCTGAATCGCTCCGGGTTGATCACCAGCTTGCTTGCCATTTGCGATGGCTTTTTGGCGATCTTGCTCATTCTCTTCAGCTTGCTGTTTCAGATCTTTTCCAGTGCCTTCAAGAGCTTGCTTGACCAGATCTTCGACCTGATCAGTGCTTGGAGCACCGGATTGACCATGAGATTGGGGATCCTTCTTCCGTTCTTTGTGGACGATAGCATAGATGGCATCAGTTCCCATTCCACGGAACCGCTCATCAATGACCATACCTTTTCCACCGAAGTCGGTTTGAGCACGGCCATTGAGAGTGGTAGCGAATCCATCATCATTACAGGTCAAATTGATCACATGATCACCTGCGATGTTGTAGGACTCAGGATCTTTGTCCTTGCCTCGTTCCAGATGGTTCAGAATGAGGTGCCAGATCTCATGTGCAATCACGGTTTTCCGTTCTTCATGGGCTAGTTGGTCCCACCACTGAGGATTGAAGAAGATGAAACCATGACCAGCACAGGCTGTCGGAATCGAGGTGGACCAGTAGAAGGAGATGTCGAACACATAGCGACTCATGCCTTTGAAGCGTTTGTCTGTGATCAACATCTCTTCCACATAGCTCCTCAATGTGTCGTCAGCACTGAGAAGATCATTACCATTGACCATCGTTCCAGAGGTCATCGAGGGGGTCTGGGTCATCTGTTGGTTTGATATGTTTTCCCCAGCTTGATTCGACATGGTTTCCATAGGATTTTCCTTTTCCACTCAATGGGTTGCTCTGAAGTTTCTGACGTGCCTTTTGTTTCTTTTCAGAATCAAAAGGGATTACTCCCAGAGGAGTCACCTCCTTTCAGAGCGCTCCTAAGAAGAGGGTCAATGTTCAAACGCTCAGAGATGTACTGAACAAGACGTTTGTCACTGGGAGTTTCTCCGGTCTTGCCTTTGATCTCACTCAGGAAGAGTTCCGAGTATTCGCCCCCGACACGATTGACATAAACCAAGCAATTGTCACGGGTCTGGTTATCAGACTCCATGAAATACTTTGCCAGATCGGTCATGAGACGGGCTTTCTGGACACCACCACCGGGAATTCGAGTCGAGGCAGGACTCTGAGCGATTTCCCACGGATAGGGCAGTTGGATGTTCTCGTCGTACTCTTCTTTGAAGGTACGAGCAGCCATTGTACCAACAGCAGCAGCCATGAGATTGAAGCACATAGCACTGATGGGCTGACCACTTTGCACGATCTGACCAGTCGGAACACCAGCGTTGTCCACGCCTTCTTCTTCCTTCATGGTTTCACGCTCGTGCATGTTGACGTGAGCAAACACCTTTTCCCAACCACGAGGCGTCGGATAAGTTTCCAGTTCTTCACGCTCTTTGGATTTGGTCGGAGCGTACAACATGTTGGAATTCTTGCTGATGAAGTCCACGACTGTATCATGCCGCTTGCCGTGCTGCTTGGCCCAGCGGATCCAGTCTGTCGATGAGACCTTCATCTCACAGGGCAGCATTCGGGTGATGAGAGTGTCCGGCAGTTCACGAGCGATTGCAGAGTCACTGGCACGGTTGCCTGCGGCCACCACCACACACTTGGAATGGAGCTTCTTGCCACCAACCATGCGATCCAAAATGATCGAGTAGGCAGCAGCAAGGACTTCTTCTGTTGCACTGGAGAGTTCGTCAAGGAACAGAAGCCAGCCGGAGTATCCATCAGGGATGGGATCTCCTTCGAGGGGGAAGGTATCGAACGGGAGATAGATGGCTTTGCCACGCTTCTCATCACGTTCAGGCAATCCGGTCATGTCTTCACTGAGCATCTGACTCAGACGCAGGTCGATCATCATGGCATTGGCATCTTCTGCCACCTGATGAATGACTTGAGATTTCCCGATTGCAGGAGGACCAGCCACATATGGAACCTGACGACAGGCCAGAGCAGCGGTCACGAATTCGTAGGTCTCCGAGGGAGACAGTTGCATAATTGACGACGACATTGGGGTTTCCTCTTAGTTGAATACAAAACCAAAAAGAAAAAGTCAGGGAAGTGGCTTGATCTTGTATCCATGTACTTGATCGAAGTCTCTGGCCATCACAGCCACAGTCATTCGATGGTTTGGATTCAATGATGAACCCATGAACATGAGGTCAGGTCTATCTTCCACCATTTCAGTGGAATGAAAGACAGTTCTTGTGTCCGCATCATAGTAGTAGTAGGTTTCTACTGGCTGGTTGGTCATGACACTCTCCTCTTGGTTGGTCAAAAAAGATTCCCCTCTAGCTATACAGCTAGAGGGGTTTCTTGTCACGACAGGTCTTTCCACACATATCCATAGGCTGTTTGTAGTTTACCTAAAGCTGCGGCTCGAATGTTTGTTCGTGCTCCTTTGCAAAGACCTAACTGTTTTTCTGCATGTCCAGCAGATAGATATTCAGCAATAAAAGTCCCATCTTTGTGGTACTGACCAAGACGTTTAGCTGAAGTAATACTGTTAGGATTCAACTTACCAGCACGAAGATCTTTATGAGACTTACGGTTGTTTTCTTCCCATGTCATCAGAGTGATATTACTCAACGTGTAGGATATGGAGTCATCTTTTCGATCTACAGATGGAGCGAGCTTTCGTTGATGTCCTGATTTTTGCCATGCAGTCCAAAGATCTGTGAGATGAGGCTGTTGCTTCAGCCAGTCTATGAATTCGTCAAGTGTGTAATCAGGTGGAGCCATGCCACGGGCTTTGGCTGTTTTCTTTTGGTTGTGCCAGACACGTCTGAAGTATGTGATTGGATCTGTATGATATTTGTTTTGGTAGGTTTTTGGATCAGCGTAGCCCATGATGTTCTCCGAAAAAAGTAACCTCACCCCTATAAAGGGATGAGGTTATGTTGTCTAGATCTATCTTAGGATAGATCAAGAAAGTGCATAGTTGGCATTCAAGATTACTTCATCAGGAATCTTGCCTACCTTCTTAGCCTTGATGTCTTGATCAGCAACTTGTGAAGCAATGAACCTGAGAAGCTCACTGTTCGCAATCTGACACAGGATGGTGTTGTACTGACGACGAAGATCGTTGCCATAGTTCGGATGACAGCGGAAGCAGTCATGCACACAGACCAGTTGGAAGCTCTGGTTTGGCAGAGACTGAATGAGCTTGGCGATGGTCAGTGCATCAACCAGACCAATTGTATCCTCAAAGAGATAGTCGAGAATACGCACACTCAGAAAACCAGACTCTTCGTAGAGGGTCCATAGTGTCTTCACCATGTCAGCGGATTTTCCATCAGTGCCATTGGCACCTTCGATAATGAGATTTGCCACTCGTGCAGTCACATGCTGATCGAACTGACACCGACGATACATCTCACGGACGATCATACCGTCGATGCTGTGGATGAGATTCGGTCCCAGTCCCTTGTGGAACCGAGGCCGTTCATTCACCTTCTGGATCACTTGGAATTCCTGATCCAAGAAGTGAAAAGGAATAATCTCCTTGTCGTGCGTCTCGATGCAGGCATAGAAATTGTCAGGCAACACCCAGTCGTAAGTTGTGCCGTCGATTTCATCCCAAAGTTCCTGAATCCCAAGATTGAGATCCCATGCTCCGGGTGCCAGCTTCTCCATGGTGTCGTAGAACACATCCACATCTTCACCGAAGACAGCTTTAGGTGTGGCAGTGGAACCATAGAGTGCAGTCATGATCGACTGTTTCACATCTTTTCGGTCGATGTTCAGATCAGTGTTCATGTGAACGAAGATCTCTGCATAGGCATCGAGAATACTTTCGTCACCACCACATAGTTTCCAGCTTGTAGGACAGGAAACCAAGAGTGCCAGCAGTTGCAGTCCTGACGATGCGGCGTCGAGGCTGATCATGTAACCACTGGGTTTTTGGTTCATGGCATCTTCCATAGCCAGATAAGCTGCACGCAGTCCCACGGGGTTTGATGCTTCCTTGAACGTCTTTTTGTCCTTGAAGTCGATCTCTGCGAAGTGAGCCAGTCGCTCATCCCAGCCCAGTTTTTCATAGGCTTTGTCGTGCTTACAGGCGATGTCAGCCATGAGATACTCTTTGCCTGTTAGTTCACGAAATTGCTGGACCTTCAGCATGATACTTCTCCTTCAGATGCTTGTATGTGTTCTTGAATGGTGAGGGGAGCAATGACTCCACATAACCACCAGACGTTGAGCCAGTAGCCTTCAGAATCTCTGTGGATCTCGGCTTTGCTGGCAGACTCAGGCACGACTAGGTGCTTTGCTGCGTTGGCTTATGACCACCATAGAAAAGTTTCCCTGTTACCGGGCATGACGAGGTTCCTTCTGTCTTTTGACAAGCTCCATTTCAATCCGACGCAATTGCTCCTTCCAGATGAGAGAGTTCATCAGGAATTTATGCTTGCGAATGTTTGCACGGATATTCTTGAGCTTTTTGGTTCTAGCCTTTCGAATGGAGCACGGTTGTGCATCACGATTCAGAAAGCAGTTGTTCGCCAAGGCTTCAGCGAATGCTTTGTACTCTGAAATGGACAGACACAGATAGTGCCTGTCCTCCAATGCTGTCTTTGGGATTTCGTGGCTCATATGTCATGCCACATTTCATTTTCCGTATCATACTGAGTGCAAACACGGTCGATAATGAGATCAGTGGTTTGATTCATGATCCTCATCGCACACTCCATGCGACAGGTATCAGAATCTACGAACTCTTCGGGATCCATGGTTTCAGGAATCTCGAATTCGAAGAACTGCATCGTATCGACGACAACGAGTTTCACTCCTTGCTTCTCTTCTTTGCAGCGTTGTACGTCTTCTCCAGTAATCATGCTGGATCTCCTCCATGATGTAGGCTGATGGCATGAGCCATTTGAGCCATGAATTTTTGGAAGTCATTGGGTGTGACTTCCCCGAAGATGACCAAGGATTTGGTCTGACCATTGACGATAATCATGATCAATACTTCACAGTGGAACAGCGGATATAGTTTCGCTGCATGTGATCAGATCCAAGGATCTTCTCCCAGAGATCATACCAGAATGAATTCAAAGGCCATTTCATTGGTTTACTCCTCATCGTTGAAGATGGTTGCTGTCCGTGAACGTGTGTTCATGGACTTGAGAGAATCGACCTCTTCAGAGAGTTTCCGAACCTGCTGCACAAGTGCTTCAAATTCAGGAGTTTCACTGATGTAGGTTTTGATCTCTTTCGGTGGTGTGCGAGTGCCATTGATGAATGGCAACCACTCTTGTTCGAAGAAGTCTTTGATTTCCCTCAGATTTTCTCCTGTCATTGAACGTAGATGTTTGATGCAGGTGATCTTGCTTTTGTTCACAAACTCTACGTCCATGAGTTTACGAAGATCGTCCATCGGGAAATAGCTACGATCAGCCATTGATGACTTCCTTTCTGCTCAGTTCGAGCACAGCTTTGTTATCGTCCATGGTTTGCATGGTATTGTTCATCCTTTTCTGCTTGTTGTTTAACTTTGATTGCTTCATCAAGATCAGCATACGTGCCATGGTATTTGCGATTCTTCGCACCACCAGTCGTCACTTGCCATTTCTGAAGTCGAGTAATCCAAGATACACCCGAATAACCGGATGTATTGTTTTTGTAGTTGGCTCGGTTTTTGGTATTTTGAGCTTGTGTAGTGTTGATGAGATTGCTCAATCGATTGTTGAGCTTATTGCCATCAGTATGGTCAATGATTTCTGGATCATGTCCATGAATCATTTTCCAAATCACTCGTGCAGCTTTGTAGTTAGTTCCATAAATCGATCCTGTGCGATACCCTCGTGAGACACAAGTAAATGCTTCACGTCCTGCATGTCGTTTATTGAACCTCAAATAATCTGAGTATTTGTCAGATCTTGGTTTCCACTTGAGAGATCCAGTGACTGGATCATACTCAAGCAGTTCACATAACTCAGCTTGTGATGGAAGTGGTTTTGTTTTCATCCTGTAATGACCTCTTTGTTGTGAAGCTCAAGGACCGCTTTGTTATATTCCGTTCCTTGTGCGTTTACGTGATATCCTACACAGTATGACCTTCCACGTCTATCATATTTCCATGTCAGCCAGAACTCGTTTCCGAGAGTCAGCAGTCCCTGCATGACATTCATAGAGTTCTCATAGAACACCTTGGCTTGTTTCTGACGCTTCTGGAATTCGTCGAAGCTCTCACCGATCTTTCTCTTGGGTAGGATCATGTGACCTTCTTCAGATGCGATGACATTCATGTTCAGAGACAGACCGACACTGTTGGCTCGGTTTATATGGTCGAGACATACGTCTTCGTCGTCGAAGACATCAGATCCATTAAGGATGATTTTCCCACGACGGTCGATGTAGCCACTGCCCATGTGATTGTTCTGCACCTTGCGAGGTGGAACCACCATTGGCAGAGGAAACTGGTAGTTGGCCAGTTGTTCTTCCACATCAGCAGTGATCTCGTACTTTAACACGAACTTCATGTGTTCCATGTTGAAGTCGATGAGGTCATCTTCCACGACTTCCTTGAGCATCTCAGCCACTTCTTGTGGTGTTCCCCACTTCGGGCTGAACAGTCCCACCATGGTTGGTACATCAGCCTGCTTGTGCAGGTAGATCTGTACCACACAGTCGAGTTTGAACGGGTCATCAGTCAGAGGCTGGAATTGCTCACGCAGTACATCCAGCAACTGATTCCGATGGAACAGTTCCTCAAGATTTCGCTGAGTTTCGACCATGTTTTCAGTCATTTCCATGGGGTTTTCTCCTGTGGTTAGTGTTGGGTTTAGTTTAGTCACTTCAGCCACATTTCGGAACTTTCAGTTTATAGATGTTGGAATCCCGAGTTAGGCGCAAAGCGCAAGAGCGGCGAAGCCGCCACCATATAGGTGTGAGTCAGATCTCAGGTCTATCTGCTCTCCAAAAAACAAGAACTTGAGTTGGAAAAAAAGAACTGGCTTCCCAACATGAAGTTGAGAAGCCAGTCTTTAGTCGTATGAACATGGTTCAGTGAAGTGCTTTCACGAATGCCCACGTAAACGAGGTGTCGTAGTCTTGCGACTTCGACGCCTTCATGTGAATAATTTCTTTGAGTTTGTCCTTGATATACTGTTGAAGATCCGGAATCTGAGGATTCTGGACTTCAGGTTTCATGGCAGGAGTGATGTTGGGGTTCATCGGCATGAGATATATCTCCAGATGAGGATGATGATGATGACGATGAGCAGTTTTATGTCATGCTCAGGACATGGGTTCGAGCCTTAGCCGAACAGAGAGTCGAGGTCCACGCTGACCTCCGGAGCGGCCACGGATTCGACCTGCTCCTGACGACGGTAGAGTTGAACGCTGAAGTTCAGCGGCATGGACTCACCTTCACCCAACGTAGCCGATTTCTCGCGGATCTTCTGGATCAGAGCGTTCACGATCTGAGCCTCTTCGGCCCATTCGGGATTCCGCTCATGCGCGTTCGCATAGATACGGTGCTGTTCGAGGTCGCTCACTGCGATGCCACGAGGCAGACGGTTGAACTTCTCGGCACCTTCTTCACCTTCCGGTGCGGTAACGACGCCGACGTTGATCCACAGACCTGCGAACTCGTCTTCATCGACGTTGGAACGCTTCTTCGAGGTCGGAACAGTCTTACTTGCTGCGGGTTTGAAAGCCATGATGATTTCTCCTTCATTGCATGGTTAGTTGGTTGATGTTTGGGATTATTCCCAAGACCGGCGAAGCCGGTTTCTGAGGTTGATGGTCCATTGAATGCACCGAGAACAGAGAGTCACAGATACGTCAGCATCTATCTTTTCTTGGGTCATCAATGGGGGAAAGAGATGTGCTTTGTTGCCATGAGATTTCACAGGTGAAGTCACAAAGCTTCCCCTTCCGGGATGATCTGCATTGGCATACAGAACAGATGACGCGGCAGTGTCATGCCATGTTCGTCAATCCAGCTTGCTGCTTCAGCACAGTCCAAAGCTGAGGAGTAGATTCCCAGAGGAACAGCATAGTTCATGACGTGATCATCAGTGGCAGAAGGTGCTGCCATAAGGACGTAGAGGATGATTTCAAGCATAGTATTTCTCCCTTTCTGCGGGTGTGTGATCGAGGTAATTGACGACTTCGTTCCAGACCAAGGATTGGTGAGGTGTAGGATTTATGAACCGTCTGGTCAGGACGAATTGACCTGCCTCCATCTTAGCCTCTTCACTGTGATTGTGTGTGATCTGTGTGAAGACGATGGTCTTGAGGAAAGGCAGATAGGATGCACGGAACAGTTCACCACCAATGGTGAATTGGTAGTTTACCCGATCTTGTTCGATCAGTTGGTTCTGTTGTTGTGCATCCATTGTGTGGATGACGTTTGATGTTGTCATTTCAGATATCTCCTGAGATTCCTGCTTCTTTCTCTCTGTTCCAAGGCATTTTGCCTTCGTGGAATAGGGTGAGAGTCAGTAGCAGAGGTGGAAAGGTAAGGATTGCCCCCACTACAAGCAGCAGTCCAATGATGGTGATGAGGTTCCAGAACAGTTTCATGCTGGTATCCTTTCACAGAAATTTAGGGGATGTTGAGAGGTTGAGCTTCTATGTCTTTTTCAAGACAGCCACAGGTTTCGATTTCAGTGATGAACTTCTCGCACCAGTCAAGGTCTTGGATCATCTGATCTCTTCTGGTTTTCGCGTCTTCGAGTTGAGCAATATCTAAGCTGGTTGGTTTGATATTGCTCATGACTCCAATCATGCAGTGAATCCAATTGGCTTGGTCTGAGATCTTCTGAGAGAGGATGTCACGACCTTGGAGCAGTTGAGCGTAGACATACGTGACAGAGGGCATGACAGGTGTCATCTGAGTTCTCCTGAGTTGAGGGAAAGTTGAATTCAGTTACCAAGCTAGACTTTAGTCTGAGTATAGTGGTCTATCAGTCAGTCTATCTGGGAAACGGTTCCGACTCCCCCTATGGTGGTAGGGAGAGCCAGTTGGTTAGGTGCGGTTGGAGCGACGTGCTTCACGACGAGTTTCCATGCGCTTGATGAGGTCGTTGTAGATCTCGGTTGCATCCTCGTCGGCTTCCAGTTCACGCTTGAGTTCAGCTTGACGTTTAGCAGAGGCAGTAGCAACTACGGCAGCATCTTCATCTTCGAAGACGAATGCACGATTGTCCACATAAGTGGTTGCCATGCTGACGCTTTTTCCTGCGGTATCAGCCACATCGGTGACGGTATCGAGGACGGAGCAGATGGCATTGCGAGTTGAGGCAAAGATTCCCATGGTATGATCTCCTATGACTGGGTTGAAGTGCCAAGACAGGCGAAGCCTGCATAACTGGAGTGTAATGATCTGGGTGTGTATCAGGGTGTGTAATAAATGGGGGGCAGTCCAATGTGTGTAATTTGAAGGTGGGGGGGTGGGGTCAGGGTGTGTAACTCCACACACAGAAACCCCTCCACCCTCGACAGTATAGCGAAAATCACCAATGGAAATTTTATGCTGAGGCTGTCACCATATAGGGGAACAAACTGAGAACAGAAACTTACTCTCAGATTAGTGGGGTTATTAATCTCCCAGACCCCCATTTTAAGAGCTATTTTGAGAGTAATGCAGAAGCTACTCCACGAGCTAACTCTCGACGGTCATAAAGCTCAATCTCTTTCATGGTTTGAATCTTCCAGTTTTCGATCTGGTTCATGAGATCTGTCAGACTTGGTTTAGACATAGATATGCTCCTCACAAACTGGCGTTTGTTCGTCGATAACCGATGGGTATAGGTAAAGGATCTTCTCAGGAGGGGTGCAGGATCAGTAACTCTGTTCCCTTTCGGGTGAGGGGTGAGTGTACTGGAGGGATACAGTAAGGGAACGGGGCCGGTCTGGTTATCACTGTAGTGAGAACGGATTTCACCCTGGCTTGCCCCCAAGGCCGCAGCCCTGCCCTACGAGGTAGATTTTTCAAATCAGCCTGTCAAGATCTGCATTTTTGCACAAGGGGTGTGTATTTTTGCACAGTTGCAGAAGAGGCACGCTATTTCTCTCGTGTGAGAGCCATGAGTTCGTCTGATGTCATCGTTGGTTTAGGCAGGAGATCATTCTCTCGCATGAAAATGATAGCCAGTTTGGCTGCGAGTTCAGAATCTTCCATGTCAAGAGCTTCAGCAATCTTCTGACGAAGCTGGGAAGCCTCAGATCGAGATACCTGTAGACTGACGATCTGTCGAATGAAGTCCGCAGCATGGGTATATGGAAACCTACTCATACCAGATCTCCAGCCTCAGACACTTGGCCAGCGTCCATTCTGCCATGGCACCCTTGGAGTATTCCCAGCCTTTGAGCATATAGATGTGCGTGGCGTGCTTGCAGATATACTCACAGTCGATGGCCATACACATACGGTAGGCTTCCTGTGTATCCCGGACTTGACCCGTCTGAACCATGAGAGAAGCCTCGTGGGAGATCGGGTTGAAGACTTCCTTGGTTTCCCCTTCGAGCATAGCCACGATATCTTCTTCAGCCTTGAGAAATGCAGATTTGTTGTGGTCTTTGATCCCACTCATGGGACCGGCAATGTAAACTTTGAAGTCAGGCATGGGTTTTCCTTTTTGTTGATATTGTGTCGTCAGACTCATGACCTATGAGATATCACAAAAGAAAAGTCAGTTGACAGTATCAGACTGGTAACCTACAGAGACCAAAGCGCCAAAGTGACTCTACAAAAAGGTCTAAAATCATGCCAATTCAATCGACAGTTGTTCATGGTCCTTTGTATTCTCCCGGACTTGTTGCTCTTGAAGATGCTAAAATCATATTTGATCTGACATCTTGGGATGCCAATCCAAATGATGATGTTTTTGTCGCTGGTCCTTATGTTGCAGATGTGGATGCACAAGGTAATTTTGAAGTAACTTTGTTTACCAACACAAACGGCATTAATCAGACCGTGTACGAGATTTATGTTTCGTACATTGATCAAAACTCGAAACATAGATTGTATGATCCGAGGATTAAAAAATTTCTTGGTACAGTTTCTCTTACTGGTTCAGGACCATTTTGTATTGCAGATTTGAATATCACGTCTGAGTATAGTCCGGGATCTTTTGATCTATATGCAACTATGCTGGGTTTGGTTTCTTCTGCCGAAACAAATGCAGCTAATGCTGAAGAAGCAGCAAATCGAGTTGATCTGGGTGCTTTGGATACTGCTGTTGAGCAATCTCAACAAGCAGAACAAAATAGTAAATCCTATAAGGATTCAGCAAAAACTTATTCTGAAACGTCGAAAAATTATTCAGAACAAAGTTTGAATAGTCAAAAACTGGCGAATGCTTCTGCATCCCAAGCTGCAACTGATAAAAATACTGTTACGTCCCTAGCTTCTCAAGTGGAAACAGATAAAGATATTGTTGTTGCAACAAAAACAGAAGTTATTGCAGCCAAAACAGATGCAGAAATTGCACGAGATGCTTCGAGCAATCTGATCCGAGAAGCTGCATTAGTGAATAATCTTGAAGCAGATTGGCAACAAAGAATTGTTGCGCTTGAAGATAATGTTGTAGATGCAGGTGTCACAAACGAAACATACTATAAACGCGCGGAAATGCGATTTCGTCCGGGTGATGTTCCGGGTGTATTTGATCTTGGTGAAGCAACTGTTCAAGTTACTCCACATGGAACTGCTGCGGTAACATCTACTGCAACAATTGTGAAACCTTTAGAACTTGTAGCAATTGAAGAAGGTTCATCGCTTGAACTGAAAGTTGGATACTACCGTACTGTTGAATCTCTCGATCCAGCAAACGATGCAGTGCAAGTTCGAATTCGTTATTTTGATCAATCCAAAACATGGATTGGTGCAGAACAAATTGTAAATGATAGCAGTCTAACTGTTGCTGATGGCTATAAAACAGTCATCAAAATCATTTCTTGGAATGCTTCAATTGCGGATAAGATTATTCCACCTACTGGTGCAAAATACGCGACTGTTGAAGTTGAGTTTTTTGGTGTAGATCATTCGACTGCTGTAGATTTACTTATGCTGCGAACAGTTCCTCAATGGAGCAAAGAAACGGTTAAAGTCAGAGCTGAAGGCGTCTATACCTCGGAACCTGAGTTTGAATGGCCGTCGGAATGGATTCCGGGAGAACCTGTAGCTCGGACAATTTTTGTTTCCGAGGGAGGCGATGATTCAAATAATGGCCGAAGCTTACGAAACGCAGTACGAAGTATCGAGCAAGCCAGAGACATTGCCGCAGCCGACGATACAACGCTGTGGTCGATCCAAGTGTGGCCGGGAACCTACCAGACACAGGGGCATATTGATTTTCCCGATAATTGCACGGGCGTCATTTCTGCCACTGCGGCGCGCTCCACCAAAATCATCCCCGCGCCGGGTTATGAGGAGCGTAATGTGTTCCGCATGGGTAATGGTGGTTATGTGCAGGGCTTCAGCTTCGAAGGTGGCTGGCGCGTCGATGACCTCGATAATCCCACCGAAGGTTTCGCCATATCCTTTCGTCCCGGAGCCGTCATCAACCGCACGGTTTACGCCCATAACATCGTGATGTATCGCACGGGGAATCCGGTGCTGATCCCACCACCGCTTGACCGAGCCAATCAGAACCCGATGGTCGGGCGCGGTGGTGGAGTCATTCTTGCCGACCGCGATGTGGTCAGCCCCTACTCGGTATTCCCGCAGATCATGGCGTGGGGAGCCACGCCCAGCAACCCCAACGGTATTGGTTACTGCGCCAAGAACGGCGCTTTCATTAACGCCATTAATGCCATCGCCTTGTGGTCCCATAAGCAGTATATGGCCTTGAACGGTGGTCTTATCATTGCCTCGGGCTGCGCCTCTCAAGCTGGGGACTGGTCTTTGTGGTCAGAGGGTTATCGCAATCAAGTCGAATCCTACGACGCCAACACGGCGGCGATCAGCGCCTACCCAACGGCGGCTTCTGCTATCGAGAGCAATGAAACCGCGATTCAGGACGCCATGTGGAGTCACCTTGTCGCGGAAGGATACACGAACGGGCTTTCCACGGAATCAGCGGCGTCTCTTGAGGCGCATACACGCAAAGATGCTACCTTTTTGCTCTTGTCGCTGCGCTACGATCTGGAGGCCGGGCAACAAAACTCGGTAAAGCTATTCACCCAAGGTATGTTCAACTGGAACGCTGTTCCCGTTTGGAGTTCGGGAGACTTGTCGTGGTTCACGATGGCTTGGGAGAAGATCAGGGACGAGATCAACGCTCTGGTTTCGGCTGGGGCGCAAGCGATGGTGACAACTTTGATCGACGATGTTCTGATTGGGACCACCAATGCTTCCACAATTCCCACCAAGCGCATCCCCAGCGTCGTGAGCGCCCAGAATCACCAGTGGAACCAGACCTTGAGTGGAGTTAACGGACGAGCCTTTTCGCGCCCCTCTCAAGAAGTTCCACAGAGCATCGTCGAAAAAAACTTGGGTCGTGTGGTTTACTCTGGCGTTGATGAGAACGGCAAGCAATACTTCACAGGTGGCGCGCTGGTGAACCCGCTAACAGGGCAGCTTGAAGGCCCCCCGATTGACCGCACCATTCTGCCGCGTGCCCGTCGCGCTGCCATGATTACTGGAGGCCAGACATGAGATACACTGTTCGTCAAGCTGGGGCAGCAGTCCCGAAGTCCATCGCAATCGAATCCATCGGAACGGTATGGGAGACAATCTTGGAAGCGCCGGATTTTTCAGTGCCGGACCCGCAGCTACGGTGGCCTACTGATCGTGATCCAGCGGACAATGAGCGCCGCGTTCAACCGGGTTTTGCTCTAGTTGAAGCTCCAATTATGTTTCACAACCGCAGTCTCGACACGGTGACAGTGGAAATCAGCATCTTGCAGGAAGACGGAACCCGTGTCGTTCAGGCTGTCATCCAGATCACGACACTAGAAACCTACTTGCATCCTTCGCCGGGACAACGTCTTTTGAAGCTGGACAAAGACTCCACCAACGGAGATCGGCTTCAGGTCAAAGCCTCCACAGCGGGCGTAGTGAGCGTCACCAGCACAGGCTCCGAAGGGGCCGCAGAACAACACGAGCCGGAGGCATCATAATGAGCAGATTTCTGAATACCGGCCTTCGTTTTCTTGGACAGCCGCAATTTCTTGGTCGCGGTAGGCCCGTCCAGTCGCCCGTAGAAGAATCTCTCGATGCCACGCTTTATGAGGGCGCGGCGATCTACGGCTCTGATGGCCAGTTTTACTACTCGGATGGTGTTCAATGGCGAATCCCCACGGGAGTCGTGGACATCGGGAGACCGAGTGCGCTGCCCCCTACAAATAGCGAAGAAGCAAAGAAGCTGCGTTTGACGCAGTTTTTCAGCCCACGCGGTTTGACACAAACCGGGGTGTATTTTGAAGTGGCGGCTTCTCAGGACGGGTTCGACAATCCTATATTGACGCGCGATATAACCAGTACCACGGCCAGTGAATATGAGACGATCTACCCCGGAGACGGCCTAACCCCCGGCCAAGAGTTTTGGTGGCGTGGTTTATACACTGGCACCGAGGGTGGGCAGTCGGAGTTTTCCTTGCCGTTCCGTCAGGTTTACCCTGATCTGATTGACGATCCTAGCGCCGTGACTGCCGAGGGTGCTACCAGTGGTGCCGTTGAACTTACCGCGTTCAATTCCGCTTTTGGGCTGTCCTATGTCGAAACCCAGATCGAACTTTGGGATGAAGGGTCTGATCCCGAAGTCGATCCGCCGTTGGAAACGGTCACATCGGTTGTTGGTGCGTCTGTTTTTCTACCTGATACGTTGGTTGATGGTAACGCTTACCTTTGGCGCGGTCGCTACGGCGGGCGTGTAGGTGGGGCAGGTGCGATCACTTACACCGATTGGTCATCTGTTCGCACGATCTTGAACGGTGCTGCGTCCATGATCATGGTCTATGATCCTGTAAAGGCGCAGAATCGGACGATTACTCTTCCGCTGGGTATCTACGGCGGCATCGTTGATGTGCTGATCGCATGGGGTGACGGGTCCACGCAAACTGTTCAGTCTAGCGGCAACGTCAGCCACACCTACGCAGAAGGCGACGACAGCTTGCGCGTGGTCACGATTAGTGGGCAGCTTGAACAATATGGTGGCAATGCGAACCTTCAGGGTTTGGTGCGGGTGGACAACATCGGCTTCAAACTGGGGCTGACTTCACTGCGCGAAATGTTCCGCAACTGCACCAGTAATACGACTTATGTGAACCCGGCTTTGCCACCGCAGGTGACGGATTGCACCGGCATGTTTTGGGAGGCCAACCCCGGCTTCAACGTCTCTGCACTCGACATGTCGAATGTCCAGACCTTCGAGCGTATGTTCTTTTACTCGGACTACAACGGCCCGCTGGAATGGAACACGGGCAGCGCGACAAATATGCGCGAGATGTTCTATGGCTATGTGGACCGGACCAAGTTCAACCACCCATCCATAGGCGTCTGGGATGTGTCGAACGTCACGACCTTCAGCGGCATGTTTATCCGCAACCCGGTATTCAATCAGGATCTGAGCGCGTGGGACACCAGCAGTGCCACAACCATGTCCCACATGTTTGGCACCAATAGCGACAGTGCTGCTATCGACGGAGACACCTATAACGGCGGCGGTCTTTTTCAGTATGGTGTGACCGGCTGGAACGTCTCTAAGGTCACTGACTTCTCGTACATGTTTGGAGACAGCGACAGCAACCGGGGGCGCTACTGGAACGAGGATATATCCGGCTGGGATGTTTCAAGCGCGGTCACGATGGAAGGCATGTTCAAAGCAGCAAATGAGTTTAATCAGCCCATAGCCGGATGGGACGTGTCCAATGTCACAAGTTTTGACTGGATGTTTGCTAACACATCTTTCAACCAGCCCTTAACTGACTGGAACCTGTCATCGGCTACAAATGTTGATCGCATGTTTTCTGTTTCGCAATTTAACAACGATGTCAGCGGATGGGTGTTGCCAGCAAATATAAGTGGGATGTTCAAATATGCTTTCGCGTTCAACCATCCTTCCATCACGACATGGGACACATCCGGCGTCACTAATATGGCTGATTTGTTTCTAGGTGCAAACGTCTTCAACCAGCCCATCGGGAACTGGAACACATCGAACGTAACGAATATGAGTTACATGTTTCAAGGGACCAACATTGCCTATGCGTTCAATCAACCTATCGAGAGTTGGGATGTGTCGAGTGTCGTAACAATGAAAGGCATGTTTTCAAAAACTAAAGCGAGTGCTAGTGAGCGAAAATCAAGTTTCAATCAGCCTCTTGCCGGTTGGGACGTTTCAAATGTCGTGGATATGAGTTACATGTTCGGGTGTATTGACGGCACTAATCGACCCAATGTGATTCCTTTTAACCAAGACATTTCCAGTTGGCAGTTAAACCCTGCTGGAGTTAATTTGGAAGGGTTCATGGGTGGCGGTAGTGAAACAACCCACGGCTTCTCTACCGAGAATTATTCCAAGTTGCTGGCTGGCTGGGCGAATAACATAACATTGAATAGCGGACCGTTCGGGCTTTCGGCGGATTTCAGTTTCCGCACATATGATGCCACCGATTATTTTGTTGGCGAAACTTACGAAGACGCTGTTGAAGGTCGCACCTATCTGACGGGGAGCACTCCCGGTGGTGCGGGCTGGACCATATCTGATGGAGGGCTGGTCTGATGAATTACACGGCAACTGAACCAACGTGGTGGATCGCGCATGGTGAAACGGTGGGCAGTGGTTTTCTGTCTGCCGGGGCCACCCTTTCCACGGGTGCAAAGTTCTTTGAAACCTTCTCGGTCGAAAGCAACTTTCAGTCCCGGCTGCGCGAGATCAAAGCCAACCCCGAGGCAGCACAAAAGACCGCCGCTCCGACAGAGCCGTTTGCCCGTTTGGCGTGGGTCCGTTGGCAGCGGGAGGTTGGGGGGCTAATTCTTCCAAACGGCCTTTCCCTTCTGACCTCACGGGAGTCGCAATCTCAGATCACAGCCACGGTATTGAGCGCCAACCTTGGTTTAATCGAACTACCGGTGCGCTGGAAGGCCGAGAGCGGCTGGGTGGAACTGTCTTCCGAGCAACTGATGCAGGTGGCCGGTGCTATCGCAGGTCACGTCAGAGCGTGTTTCGAGGCTGAGGAAGCTGTTGCGGCCATGCTAACGGCTGACCCAACTGTTAACGTCGAAGCGGCTTTTGACGCAGCCTATATCGAGGTGATGGGGTGATGCGTCTGCCGCGTCCCGTCTACATCGTTCTGCGGGTCTTCGAGGCGCTGGGGCAGGTGGCGTCACGGTTTGCCAACGCCGCCTTTCTCGGTGGCTCGACCCGACAGAGCGTCAGCGCAAGAGCACATCTGGAATGGCCGGTGGCTGAACGTCGGATCGACTCCTTTTTTCGACACCTACCACTCTGGTGGGAAGAGGATCACTGCGCGAACGCATGGACCGTTGAAGTTTCCGATGCTTTGAAAACCTTGGAACACAACAACAGACTGGAAAAGATATGAAGACACTTTATGAAGCTACCCGCGATCTACATCATGCCTGTGAGGCACACCCGGTCGGACAACGGATGTTTGCCGGAAACGTCACCCGCGCGGAGTGGGCATATTGGCTGACCGCCTTTCAAACCCTGCACGCAGTGATTGATCTCGGTCTTCCAGATCATATGAATCGGGAGGTGTTGCTGCAAGCCGACCTGTCTGTTCTGCCCTTGGCTGAAACGAGCGAGTCGGCTGTTCGGTTTGCGGAAACTCTCAAAGATCAGGATATCACGGGATCTGCCTACGTTCTGCACGGAGCACATCGCAGCGGTGGGCGAGTGTTGGCCCCAACGCTGGTCAAGCGCGGATTGCCCTGTGGTCATATCTGCTACCGAAATCCCGATGAGGCGCAGGCGTGGGTGAAATCGGTGAGGGGCAAGATCCAGCACACCCAACAGGCCCGTGACACGTTTGCGTGTCTGCTGGCTGTGATGGATGAGATTTTGTCGTGGAGCGGCACTCTGTCAAAGTAACAGGCGCACCAGCCATGAAGACTGTTTCGCTCGACCTGTAAGCAGTATTTGTTTTTTAGTCTTTGTTTAGGTTATAGGAGTGTTAGAAAAACTCTTATTCTAAGGTTATGGAGCTGAAAACAATGCTGACATTAAAAGAAGTTCAAGACAGCCTGCCCGCTGGCCAAAAAGGTCATATTACGCAGGATATGGTCAACCAACTAAATGCTCTATCTAAAGATCCAGAAGAAGCTCGGTACATTAGAGAGAATTTTATCTCATTCAGTCAAGTTTTGTCTGAAGGTCGTTTCAAACTGGGAGATTATGTGCGTGCAGTCATGTACGTGTCTCACAAGGTTATGGGGAAATCGAATCTCGAAGCCTACAAGGCAACATTTCCAGATCGACATCAACAAATGGTAGCCAACGGACGGCAGCCCAAAGACATTGCCAGTTATGTTTCCGCGTACAACAAAGGCAAGCTGGTCAACATGGTTTATGAACGAGCCATGATTCCAACATGGGTTCTGAATCAGGATATGTTCCAATCTGCGCTGAACACCCAGTATGAGATCATGAACGACGTGAGCGTGAGTGATAAAGTGCGTGTGGAAGCTGCAAACTCGATTCTAACTCATCTGAAAAAGCCTGAATCCAACAAAGCTGAACTGAAAGTCGAGATTGGTCTGAACGATGGTATGAAAGCTCTGGAACAACGTCTGAGTGAAATGGCTGAGATGCAGATGAAAACCATCGAAGGAAAAGCCATGTCCGTGGAAGATGTTGCAGGAATGCCCTTAAACATTCCGGAAGCGGAGACTGTGGATGAGTAAGTTTTTCGGAAATAAGACGGTAGATGATTATCTGAATGAAGTGGATTTCGATTGGCTGAACAACGGGGGTTACATTCCTTCAAAGTTCAGTCTCGAATTCATGAACTTCATTAAACTGTGCAATGATGGTCGTGGTGAAGACAACAAGACCCCTACAATGCACTTAGCTATGCTTGATAAACTACCCACCAAGAAAAAGAAGATCACGAATCTCTGTGCTCGTGGTACGGCAAAGACCACATTGATGGCTGAATATCTGATTCTGTATTTGGCAATGTTCAATCACATTCCCGGTTTTGGATCAGTCTCGGGAATGTTGTATATTTCAGATTCGATGGATAACGGTGTTCAGTCGATGCGTGAATCAGTGAAGTCACGATACTTTTCTTCGGAGTTTCTTCAGTATTGGTTGCCAGAAGAAAATGTTCGTTTCACTGAGAAGTATATGGAATTCTTCAATAAAAGCGGTGGTCGTTTTGGTGTAAAGATGTTTGGTGCCAAGTCTGGTATCCGAGGTACAAAGATTTTCAACCGTCGTCCTGTGCTTGCAGTTATGGATGACTTGATCTCAGATGCTGACTCTAAGTCTCCCACTGCGATGGAAGCAATAAATGATACGGTCTACTCGGGTGTGCAGTATGCTCTGGACCCCACCCGTCACAAGATGATCCTCAACGGAACTCCATTCAACAAAGACGACATCGTGTATCAGGCAATTGAGTCTGGTGCATGGGAAGTGAACGTCTGGCCTATTTGTAAAGAATTTCCTTGTACTGAAGCAGAGTTCTCGGGCGCTTGGGAAGACCGATTCACCTTTGAATACGTCAAGGATATGTATGAGTCGGCTGTACAAGAAGGCAAAGAAAAGTCGTTCCGTCAGGAGCTTATGCTTCGGATTACCTCTGATGAATCTCGTTTGGTTCAGGAAGCAGAAATTGGTTGGAAGTCTCGACAGCAAATCCTTCAGCGCAAAAAGGATTACAACTTCTACATCACCACTGACTTTGCTACGTCGTCCAAACAAACCGCTGATTACACTGTAATTTCGGTCTGGGCCTATGACAAAGACGGTCATTGGACATGGGTGGATGGTCTGTGCGAACGTCAACAGATGGGCAAAACTATCAACGATCTGTTCAATTTTGCACAGGAGTATGAACCTCAAGGTGTCGGTATCGAAGTCACTGGTCAGCAGGGTGGTTTCATTCCATGGATCATGGCCGAGATGGATCGTCGGGGTGTCTACTTCAATTTGACCCATGATCCAAAAACCAACAAACCCGGAATTCGTCCGATGACAGACAAACTGTCGCGGTTCAATCTTGTGGTTCCATTTTTCAAAGCTGGAAAGATCCATTTTGCGTTGGAACTGAAAGAGACGAAAACGCTTGGTCTATTCATGGAACAGATCAGTCTTGCAACTCGGGACGGTATTATGGGCAAGGATGACTGCCTAGATACAATCTCAATGCTGTCTGTTATGAACCCATGGAAACCAAACCCGGAAGAAGAGCAAACACCGGAAGAAGTATCGACTACTGACCCTATTTGGGGTACAGAGGCCGAAATGGATGAAGAAGTTGGCATTGACGCCTATGTGGTATGAGGAATGATACATGCAATTCACAGATTTCATTACCAAGCTGGCTTGGGGTCAACTCAAGAACACGGGAGCCGTAGCCGATCAAGATCTGGGTGAACTGCATCCGGGACACGAAGATCAACTACTTGAACTGACTAATCAGGGACTGGCTGACATCAGTACCCGGTTGAAGTTGTTCGAGACGACGTATGCACTGTCCTTTATCCCCGGACAGAACATCTACACTCTCGATGAAAATCTCGATCCTGTCTTCACCAACTATGTACGGCTCTTGTCCGTACACGGTGTTCACAAAAACATGAAAGTGATTCCAGAAAACGAGAAAACCTTCATTCCAAAAACGAACAACCAAATCACAATTCCATCCCCCAGCACTGTGCGATTCACCGATGCCTTCATGGCTGATTACACACCTGCGGTTGATCTCAAATTCCAAACCCGTCATCCGAAGATTGGACTGAATGACGCAATGGAACTTCCGTATCATCTTTATGAAGTGCTGGTACTTTATGTCTCAGGGATATATCTCAGCCACATGGGTGGTGAAGAACACACTGCAAAGGGAGATTCCTACTATGGCCTTTATCTAAAAATGATGGGTGATGATGTCATTGAGAACAAATCTCAGACATCAGAGGTTATGGATGAGGATACTCGCTTCCAAGACCGAGGATTTGTCTAATGAGCGATAGTAAGGATCCGAATCTATTTTTCGAAGTTTTCAACCAACGTGCTGCGATTCTTACGTTTTTTGGTACATTGGGTGGATCTGTACGTGCCGCAGTCTTGAAGACCACTTGGCGTGAGGGTCTTCGAGTTGTATTCGTAGGTGGAGCCGTCGCATTTGGCGTTGGTGTACTTGGGCCTGTGATTATGCGACCCTGGATTGGAGATCTTCCTGATGAGATGGCAGGAGCGATGGGAACTCTCACCGCTGCTTCGTTTCTGATCGGCCTTGTGGCTGTGACATTGGTTGAGCGGTTAATCTCAGGCGAAGCCAATGAACCGACTGCACCTACTATTCGCCAATATGGCCCTGATGGTCGTTTGGAAGAGGAGGAACAAGTTCCTACCCCGGAGGAAAACCAATGACTTTATATGTCCCACAAATTCGCGCCGAAAAGACCACGAGGAATCGAGACGATCTTCGTGTGATGATTGCAGGTTCTGTGTTCTGCATTTTGTTGATTATGCTGCACGGAGCATACACCAAATTTTATGATGCCTTTTTGGCTGATCGTCCTTTTGTCAGTGCCACTGTAGAGCTTGTCTACGTGGATTCCAATCTGGCACCTTTGGTCAAGTATGACGCTGATGCGCTTCAACCTGTATCTGGAACATGGACTGCTGCTGTGTATCAGGCAAATGGCACTCGGTTGACTTCCCGGAAAGGAAAGGGAAACTATACTGACGCGAAAGACGAACCTAAATACTGGAGTTGGGCTGCATGGTTTGACAATGAAAACTCAGATCCTCCGGATGTTCCAACGGAATCATTTTATGTCTGTGTTCGATATGATGTGAAAGCAAACGACTCTGGAGTTGATGATTCTACGAAGAACTTTTGTTCCAATGTTTTCTACCCCAATGAACCAGAACGAAACACTTTGATCTACAACCTAACCAATGAGGATATCATCCGATGAGCATCACAGTACGAGACTACCAAGGGCGAGTGAACGGCATTCTTCGGGGTGCCGTTCTAACAGTTGATGGGATCATGGGTCCGAACACTCGAAAGGGTATCGAGAAAGCCATGCGAAAACGTGGAGTCTCTCGTCAGCAAGATCTCTTTGATCGAGGAGTTCGAGGGATTGTCTGGCATTGGACGGCTGGAGCCAAAGGCTTCATTGACCTTGAAACGAAAGCCTACAACTTTCTCCACTCTACGACGGGTGATACCATTCAAGGCGATGCCACTGTGGCTGAACAAGTCATGTATGATTGGCGTCGTGGTATTGGTGCCTCTCACACCAAGTCGATGAACACTGGATGGATCGGTCAATCTGTCGATGCTATGGCTGGTTCGAAGCAAGCGAATCCCATGGTTTGGGGATCCAACCCCATTACTTGGGTAGGCATTGATGCAATGCTGGAACAGTCTGCTGAACTGGTTGAGGAATACGGCATTCCGGTCTCGAAATGGACCACTCTCACTCATGCAGAAGTCGAACCCACTCTGGGTGTGAAGCAACGCTGGAAATGGGATTACACTGTACTTCCCGGTGATACCAATGGTTTCCAAGACCCTGTGGCCATTGGGAATATTCTTCGAGAACGACTGCTGGAGCGATTTCTATGATTGTAAAACGTAAATTGATTGCGTTGGGTATCAGCCTCGCCATGATTGGTGGGGCTTTTGCCTTTGGAGTCCACAAAGGTACAGTTTGGCAAATTGAAAAGAATTTGGAAGCCAAGCAAAAGCTTCAAGATGAAATCCTTGATTTGAATCTCGATCTCAATCAGAAGAACACAGAGATTCTTCGGCTGAACCGTGAAAAGGAAGGGTTAATCAATGACCTTGAACAACAAGCTCTGGCAGCCGAAGGTGCTGATAATCCCGGCGTTGCTACTACTGGCGGGTTGCGCCGGTTGGAACGCAGATGGAGTGAAAGTTCAACCACTCCCTGAGAATGTATCTGATCCTTGTCCTCATCCTTTGGATGTGATCAGAACTGTCTCTGGTACTTCCGTTGGTTCAGATGAACTCCGGATGGGCCGTCTTGGTGATGCTCTTATCGAGTGTGGTCAAGAAAAGGATATTGCTGTAGAGGGTTATCAGCAACTGACTGAAATCCTGAAATAAGGGTCCGACCATGGAAATGAATGACGAATACAAGGTACAGTCGGAAGACCGGAACGAGATGTCCGGTGCTCAAGACGTGGACCCTGAACAATTGGATGTGCAGCCCAAACCAAAACTGACAAAGTGGAAAAAAGAACCTGATCTTGCAGATTTGCGTCAGGATCTTGAATTTGCACGTCAGGAAACTGACGATCAGAAAAGCAACGTCGAAGGATGGCTGGATCTCCGGAACGCAACAGGAGCAGAAGCTCCCAAAAAAGCGAAACCGGGTCGATCCGCTGTTCAGCCCAAACTGATCCGCAAACACAACGAATGGCGCTATCCGGCTTTGAGTGAGCCTTTCCTCAATACCGACCGGATGTTTCAAGTGCTTCCACGTACGCACGAAGATGCACCCAAAGCCAAGCAAAACCAGATCCTTCTGAACTGGCAGTTTGATACCAAGATCAACAAAGTGGACTTCATCGACCGCTATGTTCGAACTGCTGTGGATGAAGGTTCTGTGGTGGTTCGTGTTGGTTGGGAACAGGAATACCGGACTGAAAAGGTCGAAACCACGAATTTCAATTATTTCCCGGTTCAAGATGAACGTGAAGCTCAGTTGATCATGCAAGCTGTACAAATGATGCAGGCACAGGTTCCTGATTGGGAATCCCTGCCTGAATCTTTGAAAGCTGCTGCTGAGATGAGTGCTGAACTTGGTCAACCTGTCACTGCTGAAGCAGATGGGGTGATTGAAACTGTAGAAGAGCGGATGGTGAAGAACTGTCCGTCTATTCGTATCATCAACGTGGCAAACCTGTTCGTTGATCCGTCGTGTGATGGTGACTGGGAGAATGCCCAGTATATGATTCATACCTATGAAGCCACTTCGTCTGAACTGAAGGCTCGGAAGGATCAGTATCAGAATCTGGATCAAGTGAATTGGGAGTCTGCAAAGATTCAATCTCAACATGGGAACCCAGATCACGAATCCAACACACCGAACAACGACATGCGTACAGGGGCTGAATCTGGTTCTGCTGATAAACAGAAGATTCTGGTTTACGAATACTGGGGTTATTACGACATCTACGAAACTGGTGTCATGGTTCCTATTGTCGTGACATGGGTTGGTGAAACTATCATCGAGATGCGTGAAAACCCATTTCCGGACAACAAGCCTCCGTTCGTCATCATTCCTTATATGCCCATTCTCAAATCGGTTTTTGGTGAGGCCGATGCATCGCTGCTCCAAGACAACCAGCGTATCATTGGTGCTGTCACTCGTGGAGTCATTGACCTCATGGGTCGCTCTGCCAATTCTCAGACTGGTTATGCCAAAGGCTTTCTCGATCCAATCAACAAACGTCGGTTTGTGAATGGTGAGGATTTCGAATTCAATCCAAATAATGATCCGAAAACCAACATCCGTCAGATGGAATATCCGGAGATTCCTCGCTCTGCTCATGAAACCATTCAGATGCAGAATGCTGAAGCTGAAGCACTTACAGGTGTGAAATCGTTCAGTGGAGGTATTTCTGGTGATGCCTATGGTTCAGTTGCTACGGGTATCCGTGGTGCTCTGGATTCGGCTGCAACTCGTGAGATGTCGATTCTTCGTCGTCTTGCCAAAGGTATGCAAGATATTGGCACCAAGATCATTGCCATGAACGCTAAATTCTTGAGTGAGCAAGAAATTGTTCGAGTCACAAACGAAGAGTTCGTTGAAGTTTCTCGTGCAGAACTCGAAGGTAACTTCGACCTCAAAGTTGATATCTCAACTGCTTCTGTTGATGAACAAAAAGCCAATGATCTTGGTATGGTTCTTCAGACTGTGGGTCCGGATATGGATCCCAATCTTCGGAAAATCGTGCTTGGCAAGATTGCAGATCTCAAGCGTATGCCTGACCTTGCCGAACAGATTCGTTCTTATGAGCCTCAACCTGATCCGATTGCTGTAGAAACTGCCAAGGCAGAACTGGCCAAACTTCAAAGTGAAGTTGCTCTGGACGAAGCCCGTGCAGAAGAAGCTCGTGCTCGTGCTGCAAAACTACTGGAAGAAGTCACTAATGATGTCTCTGGTGTCTCTCATCAGCGAGAAGTTGAGAAGATGGGTGCTCAAGCTGCTGGCAATCGTAGTCTGGAAGTTACCAAGGCTCTGCTGGAAGGTGAAACTCCTCCGCAGAATATTGAGGCAGCCGTCGGATACAACGCTCTGTCGGATGCCAAGGACGACGTGAAAGCTGGAGCAGGGGTTGTTCCTCCGGTTGCCAGTGGTCCTGCACCGGGTCAACCTTCAGGTGCTCCTGCTCTTGGTTCAGGGTTTTCAGACCCTTCCATGGTCCCGGAATTTAGCCAAGGGGGTGGACAAAGAGTTCCAATGGGGCCATTAAGCAGCCAATAAGACTGAAGGGGGACTGAAACCTCGGTCCCCCGGTCCAATACTGGAGACTGCAAATGGATCTATACAACGCATCCATGGGGGAAGAAGACGAATCCCCCATTGAACTGACCCTCGAACAATACGAAGAAGCCAAAGCTCATTACAGTACGATCATTGAACGTGCTGATGCAGCCCGTCGTCTTGCAGATAATGCAGATTTCAAGGCTCTCGTAATGGAAGGTTATCTTACCGATGAACCGCAACGACTGGCAGAACTGGTTGCTTCTGGTCGTCTGAATGAGAAAGTTCGAGAAGACTGTTCTCGTCAATTGGTTTCGATTGGTGATTTCCGAACCTACATGAAGAATATCATCGAACAGGGTAACATGGCCCGTGATGAGATGGTTGCTCTCGAAGAGGCTCGTGACGAAGCAATCAAAGCAGAAGAAGCGGCAGCCGGATAATCCCGGCTTTCGTCATTTCCCTAAGCCCAATGATGGAGAAGAATCATGGCTAAAGAACCTACCACACGCAACGATTTTGAAAACATGAGCGATGAGGATTTCCTCAAGCTGTCAGAAGAAGACTATTCGGGAAATGTTCCGGACGGTGAAACATCTCTGACTAGCGAGGAAGACTACGATGCTCCAGTACAAGGATCGAACGACCCAGAAGACGAACCACAAGATGGAAAAGAAGAAGATGATAGCAATGATCCTGACGGGTCTGACGCATCTACTGACACTGATAAGTCTGGCGAGTCCGACGATGGTTCTGATTCCGGCATCACTGACGGGTCCGAAGAAGAAGACCCGGAAAATACCGAAAACAACACTGACCCCATGGCCGGTGAAGGAAAAGAAGCTACCGGCGAGGAAGATTCATCGAAAGGTAAGCAATCCCAAACAGACACCGGGGAAGAAGGGAAGACTCCCGATGGCGAAACCGGAGAAGAAAAATCTGTAAAAGGTAAAGAAACTCCTGCCAAAGCTGGATACTACAAACTCCCTGATGGCATGGACACTGCACAGATGGATACTGCTCTTGGTTTTTATCAAGAGATTACCAAACCATTCAAAGCGGATGGGAAAGATTTCACTGTGCGTTCTCCGGAAGATGCAATTCGCTTGATGCAGCAAGGCGTGAATTATTCGCGTCGGATGCAGGAAATCAAGCCAATGAAGCAACTGAATCGGATGCTGACAGACCAAGGTTTGAACGATCCAAACAAGTTGAATTTCCTTATCGACCTATCGAAAGGTGACAAAGGCGCAATCACACAGTTGCTAAAAAGTCACAATATCGACCCAATGGACCTTGATACGGAAAAAGATTCGGGTTATCAGGCTAGTAACTACCAAGGCGACCCACAGGATAACGAGTTCCGGGATGCGTTGGATAATGCACTTGCTACACCTGAAGGTCAGGCTCTGGTATCGCATATCCACAAAGACTGGGACAAACCGTCCAAAGCCAAACTTCGAGAGAATCCGGGAATTATCGGCAATCTCTCTGAAATGAAAGCGAGTGGGATCTACGACAAGGTGGTAGAGGAGTTGAATTATCAACGCTCGATTGGTTATTTGCAGGGAGTTCCCTTCCTTCAAGCCTTCGATCAAGTCGGAGAAGCCATGAAGAACGCTGGAGTATTCAATCAACCTCAACAAAATCCCGCGCAAGGTGGTAATTCTATGGCTCCGCTCCAATCGGGCCAACCTCAGAATCAGCCAGTTGCACAGGGGGCGAGGAAGCAGACAGGTACGAAGAAGCCTGCTGCCAATCCACATCTTTCTTCGACACCTCCCTCGAAGCAGACCGGGAATATGACCCCGAAAGAACCTGACTTCGATAAAATGTCGGATGAGGAATTCCTGAAGATGGCTCCTCCCGAGTGAAACTCTGAGACACTGAAAGGAAAACACCATGGCTCAGATCTATAACGCCCCGAAGGTCAACGAGGCTGGCAACCAGTCCAGCGTTGGCCCCCAGTTCAACACCCACTACTGGGATCGAAAATCGCTGATCGACGCTGCCGAAGAGATGTATTTCTCGCCGCTGGCGGATGCGAAGTCTATGCCGAAGCACTACGGTAAAGAACTGCGCGTATACTACTACGTGCCGCTTCTGGACGAACTGAACATCAACGACCAAGGCATCGACGCCAATGGTGTGGCCCGTGTCCCCGGCACGTTCACTGTGACGTTCCCCAACCCGCTGACTGTCGCCAATGCTGGCTCGGCTGCTGCCGTAACTGCTATCAACGACAACGTGAACTCGGCCACTGGTACGGCAGAAACGGTTGCGACCGATGCTGCTGACGACACTGGTGGTACTGGTCTGACCCTGATTGGTATGACCGACTATGTGGTTCACTACGCGAACGAAACCGATGCTGACGCAGCAATCTCTGCTGCTGGTGCCGGTGTGAAGATGGAGAACGCTGGTTCTCTGTACGGTGGTTCGCGTGACGTGGGTACGATCCTCGGCAAAATGCCGACTCTGACGGAACAAGGTGGTCGTGTGAACCGCGTCGGCTTTACCCGTTTGGAGCGCAAGGGTGAAATCCAAGAGCACGGCTTCTTCATGGAATGGACTGAAGATTCGCTGATGTTCGATACCGACTCGGACCTCTACGGCCATCTCTCGCGTGAGATGCTCCGTGGTGCGAACGAGATCTACGAAGACCTTCTGCAAGCTGACCTCCTGTCGGCTGCGGACGTGAAGATCTTCCCCGGTACTGCAACTTCGGTGGCTGAAGTCTCTGGTGAAGATGGTTCTGTCACGGCTCTCGATGTCGGTGATCTGAAGCGTCTGAGCGTCATCCTCGATGACAACCGGACTCCGAAGAAAACCCGTATCATCAAGGGTTCGCGGATGACTGACACCCGTGTGATCTCGGCATCGCGTATCGCTTACATCGGTTCTGAACTGCAAATCATGATCAGTGATTGGGCAGACTTCATACCCGTTGAGAAGTATGCAGATGCTGCAACGATCATGAATGGTGAGATCGGTGCAATTCCGACTGCTCATCTTCGGATCATCGTGGTTCCGCAGATGATGCGCTGGCAGGGTGTTGGTGCAACTGAAAGCACCAATGATGGCTATCAAGCCACTGGTGGTCGCTATGATGTTGCTCCGCTGCTTGTGATCGGTGACGAAGCATTCGCAACCATCGGCCTTCAGGGCATGGGTGGGAAAGGCAAGTCCAAGTTCCGCATCATCGTCAAGAAGCCCGGTGAGAAGACTGCTGACCGGACTGACCCCTACGGCAAGATCGGGTTCTCCTCGGTCAAGTTCTTCTACGGCTTCATCAAGCTTCGTGGTGAACGTATGGCCGTGGCCTACAGCCCCATCCCTGAGTAATCTCAGGTACATAAGACTGATTGAGGCACCTTCGGGTGCCTCTTTCATTTCTTGTCTTGGTTTTTAGGCTGTGTTAAGCGGACTGCACCATGGTAACTCAAAAGGAAAAACCCAATGGATGATATCTCCAACAAAACCACTGAAGAGCTTCTGGAAATCGTGGACAACACGGATGACAAGGAAGTGCTTCGTTACATCGCCAATGAACTCGAAGTCTCGTTCTCTGGCAATACTGGTGCTGGCACTCTGAAGGAGAAGATTCTCCCGGTTCTTCTGAACCGACAAGAGTCTGAGAATGAACCAGATGATGAAGTCGATCAGACTTTGATGCAGGCTCTGAAGAACCAGACGACGGACGAAACGAAAGCAGTTCTGAAGAAAAAATCTGTCATGGACCTTCCTCGTACTGCACAGGCTCTGCTGAATCCCCATACTCCCGGACTGACTCAGGCTGAACAGCGTGCCATCGTTCGTGCCAAGGCAATGCGTCTTCATCGTGTGCGGATCACCAATCTGGATCCAAATGATTCTGCTCTGCCGGGTTCCATCAAGACCGTCTACAACAAGTTTTGTGGCAAGGTTTCGAAGTATATTCCCTTTGGTGAAGAGAATGAACTGGGCTATCACGTTCCCGAAATCCTCATCAATTCGATGCGTGAAGAACGCTATCCGATGCGAAAAGAGATCAAACAACGTGGCCAGAGCTTCGGTGTGAAGCAGTACAAGACTGTTCTCATGCCTCGTTTTTCAATCGAAGAGCTTCCTCCTCTTTCAAAAGAAGAAGTCGAATCTCTGGCGAAAGACCAGAAAGCTCGTGGAGCCGTGGACGCTCACGAGTAAACCCGCTATATCGGGTTGAGAAAACAAGGAGATCAGTGCGATGAGCAATGAATTTGTAAACACCGATAATTCGTCTGCGTTGGCGAATGATTTGTTCACCACATTGACGGCGGGGATTACGATCCCCGCCTCTCCTGACTTCAGTGATTCCAAATTTGATATCACTCCAGATCAAACCTCAAATCTTTATTCAGACATTGTTGGTGCAACTATTGCAGAAGTAACTGCTGGTGAAGGTACTCTGGAAGGTCCGGGTGCTTTTGATGTGTTCATGCAAGCCATGGACAAACACCTTGAACGGGAGTTCAAAGGGAATCGTCTTACTGGTTCCCAGTATGCAGAGGTCTATACGGCTATTGCAAACCAAGTTATGGGACAAGCTGTCTCTTTTACTCTCCAGAAAGACCAAGCACGATGGGCTGCTGTGACTGCACAGATGCAGGCCCGTATTGCTGAGATCCAAGCAACTCAGGCTCTGGTGGAGCTTGAGAAAACCAAGATCGAAGCTGCTCAAGCGAATTTCCAGTTGAACCTGACTGCTGCTCAGTATGGTTTGACCAAGATGCAGATTGCCACAGAAGAAGCGAACCACGACTCTGTGACTGCTGATGTGGCGATCAAACAGTTCCAGCGGAACTACCAACAACCTGCTGATCTTGCTGTCACGCACTACGAACGTACTGCTGTGATGCCTTCCACTGTGGCCATGAATGAGCTTCAGACGGATCGGATCCTTCCTGCACAGGCTGCCATCAGTGAATATGAGAATCAAGTTCTCCAGCCGCTTCAGGCGGATCTTCAAAAGCTGCAACGTGATCGGATTGTTCCGGTAGCTGCGGATATTGAAGAGTTCCGTCGTGACAACATGCTGCCTGTCGAACTGGCGCAACAACAGCACATCCTCAACCAGCGTCAACCTGCTGAAACGAGTCTTGTCAAAGAACAGATCGAAACTCAGCGGGCAAATACTCTGGACACTCGTGTGGATGGTCTCACTCCGGTCTCTGGTGTCATTGGACTCCAGAAACGGAATCTCGTGTCTGATGCTGACATCAAGGATTACAACCTTGATAACACGCTACCTCGTCAGGTCGAACTGGTTGGTGAGCAGATCAAATTCACTGAGGAACAAACTGAAGCAGAACGTGCTAAAACTCTGGATACTCGGAGTGATGGAGCCACTGTCGAAGGTTCAGTTGGAAAGCAAAAAGACCTGTATGATCAACAGATCGACTCGTTCATTAAAGATGCACAGCACAAGACTGCGAAGATGTATCTGGACTCGTGGATCACTCGGAAAACTCTTGATATCGGTGTTCCAGTTCCTGCTGAATTCTCTGAGTCGAATGTCTCTAGTGTGTTTGGCAACGTGAAGTCGAACAACAACTTGTAAGGAGACTTCCATATGGGTTTGTTCTCCTCAAAGAAGATCATCACCGTCTCCAGTACATTGTACAACATGGCTGGAGACGAGGATGACCGTCCAGACTTCCTGAAAGGGACTATCTTCGGTTCAGTGATGGCAGATGCTCCATCGCTGGCCGAAGATTTGACTGGTGCCTATTTCAATGGTCCGGGACAGAAACAGCTTCAGTTCTTTCGATACTGTCAGCAGATGAATTATTCCATCATGCCAACGACTTCGATTGTGAACACGGCTCCTTTGGATTCAGCAGCAGTGGCGGCTGAGATTCCATTGACTTCTGTTCCTTCAGCACGTTCAGGGTTGGAAATCTCTGCATATAACTCTTTCGTCAGTGATGGAGATTTCGAACCATGGATTGAGAAATGGATTCTGGGAAACTATCCAGAACGAATTGGTGAAGACTGGCTTGGAGAATATGAACCCAGCACTGATACCTTTTCGGTTGAGTTCCCAAACAATGACTTCTTTGCATGGGATAATGATGGGTCTGTCGGACCTATTTTCAGTTCCCAGAAACAGTATGTCATTGCGAAGTATATTGAGTTTATTTCCTCCAGTGAAGCAGATCTGGTGGAAGGTACATTAACAACAGGTGTCACTTCCCTTCCTGATGTCTCTAGTTGGAACGAGATCCAGAAAACCAACACGTTCACGAACGTGACTCTTCAACGTACCCGAACCACAGTTTACAGCTACAACAATGGAGATCCGGACGAAACCATTGAAGACGAAGTGGATGCTGATGTTGCTGACACTCTCAACACGTCTGAAGATATCTATCAACGTGACGTGACCATTGAGCAGAATGGAGTGAAAATGCAAGGTGAGCGTCAGATCTGGAACTTCACCGGAACTGATAACGTCGCTAATACCTATAGTAATACAGTAGTGACGACGACTGATCTTGGTGATGGGGTAATTCGTACAGAGACTTCAACTACTACAGGAGAAGAAGTCGTTGAGTCTTGGACGACTCGATATGACACTCAGGATCTGTTTATTGGTGAGCAGTATGGTCCAGAACAGATCTTCATCTATGAAATCGGGACTGGAAATACCAATCTCGATACTTTGGTTTCGGATATAGATGCGTCTAGTTTTCAGGAATTCTTTCCATTTGTTCCTGTTCGGATTGACAATGTCTCGATTGAAGAACCGCAGTATGCTGATTTGTTAGAAGAGAATAAAGCGATTTATCGTCGAGGATTTTCCGGCAAACGTTTTGGGCAATTGGTTGAGACTGTTGAAGATAATCCGTCTATCGACGACATTGACTATGCGTATCTGTGCTGGGGTACTTCCCTGAATGCCAAAGATAATTCAGCAAAAATATACACCTATGATTTTTTCAAGAAGATGATTCCATTTCAGGATTCTGGCTCAGGGTCTGTAATGAGTGATTTCGAAACTCGTATTGCTGCATATGATCAAGCCAAACAAGAGCTTGAAAATTGGTTGTCTCAATATGGCCAACAAGATGGGGGAAATTTCAATTACTGGTGGCAGGACATTCCTCCTCGTCCGAAAATTCCTTCCTTGGATCCACCCCCTACAACTACGATCCGTCTTCGAGATGATTCGATTGGTATTGATTATCGTTTATCGTGGGTTCATATCGAAGAAGAACAGTTCAATGGGACATTTGAAGTTGTTTCCGAAATTCAGTCTCGTATCAAAGACTGTAAGATGGAAGTTGGTCCTGATGTAACATGGCAAGTTGAAGAATCGTACAATACTCGGGATGACGAATCGACTCGTTTGCTTTCTAACTCAATTCCGTCGATGAAGATCTATCGTCAAATCGACGACAACACTTATCGTGTGCTGACCATTTGGGGACTGGTTTCTCAGAACTACATCTATGGTGGGAAAGCTGTCACAATCACTTCTAAACAAGCTTTGGAAGATGATGAGGAATCTGGTTTCTTGGTTCCGCTACATTATCCAACCATGTTGGAAATGAACATCATCGACTACACGCAGCTTTGTACTGCAAACTCGCACATCCTGTTCAACTCATATGAGGTAACAAAACAAAAGTGGTATCAGCGAGGGATCTTCAAAATCCTTTTGGTTATTGCAATCATCATCATAGCAGTTGTGGTGTTTCCGGGATCATTTTCTGCTGGAAGCGGGATTCTGGGAGGGAATCTGGCCGTTGGCACGGCCCTTGGATTGACAGGTACAGCCGCTCTTGTGGCGGGCGTTGTGGCCAACTACATCGCGTCGATCATCATTGCAGAGGTTCTCAAGATCGTTGGGACCGAGTTGTTAGGGGAGAAGTGGGGTGCGTTGTTTTCTGCTATTGCTGGATTTGCTCTGGGTGCGGCCATTTCTGGTACATCGCTCTTCAGCGCAGAAGGTCTTCTTGGTTTAGGTAATGCTCTGGCCAATGGTTATGCGGGGTGGGTTCAAGGTGATATTGCTGAGATGCAATCTGATTTGGAAGCTGATCGAAGTGAGTACGAGGAGAAAATGGACTACATCCAAGATCTAATCGACGGCTTGGATGGTGAAAGTAATTTGAATTTCAATCCGATGTTCCTTACAAGGGCAAAAGAACGTGGCAATTCTCGTGGATACCTCCCGGAAACCGCAGAACAGTACATCCGTCGAACAACAATGACTGGGACTCAAATCGTAGAACTCACCCACAACATGGTGTATGAATACGTGACGATTGCCCGTACACTGCCGAGGAATTAAGCCATGACCACACCTAAACTTTCCTTTGGGAATTACAACAATGCAACAACCAATGGTTCTCAATTGGGAACGACTGGGTTTGCTGCAAATAGTTTGAGCTTGGGACAACCCATTCAAGTTGGTGCTCCTGCTATTGCAGATGTCACGGTTCAGGCTCCCGATACTCCACAGGTTGATGCTCAAACTGGAGAAGCCAATAACTTCTGGTCAAAAGATGACTTCTGGTCGAAGGATGGTGGTGCTGGTTTGATTCTGGGTGGTGTGAAGGTTCTTGGAAATCTGTGGTCCAGTTTCCAAGCTCACAAGATGGCCAAAGAAAAGATGGCTTTTGCGCGTGAACAGTGGGATACGAACCTTGAAAACCAAACCCAGACGTACAACACCTCTCTGGAAGATCGTATTCGTGGTCGTTATGCGACGGGTACACGCTCTGAAGACCAGCTTCAGGGTGAAATCGACCAGCACAGCTTGTAAGGAATAGACTATGGCATATGGACCCGGATGGAAATCACTTCAGATCGCGTCTCCAAACGTGTCTGGCCTTTTATCCACGGCTCAGAGTGGAATCAACAAAGCAGGTGAAGCTGCTCAGGGGATTCTGGAGTCGTATGATAAAGGTCAGAAATCAAAGTTTGATGCGGAAGTGGCACAAGAACTTGCCGGAATCGACACCCAAGAAGAACTGGATGCTTGGTTCAAAAGTGGCGGTCTGAATGGCCGTAATGTCTCTGCTGGCCTGCTGGATACTATGTTGGGTCATCAAGGCAACGTCTTGGACTATGCTCAAAATCGTCAAGGTATGCAGATTGCTGGTGATCAAAATACCCGTGCATGGAATGCAGATGGGAGAGCCGCTGCTGCTGAAGGACGCCAAGCTACTCAATTTGATTGGAAAAACGAAAATCGTGCAGATACTCTTGAACGTCGTGATGCACTGCGTGAAGGGGCTGATCTCTTTGTTACAGGTGAACAGAATGCTTTCACTAAAGGTCTTGCTCCTGCTTCCTTGGTTCGGACTGAATCAGGTGGGAACTTTGCTGCCCGTAACAACGCTGAAGGTGCAGGTGGTAAAGGTCACTTTGGGCGTGTTCAGTTTGGTCGTGCTCGCTTTGCAGAAGCAAAAGCTGCTGGTGTTGTTCCTCCGGACATGACCATTGAACAGTTTGGTCAAGATACTCCTGAAGCTATTCGTGCTCAGATCGCTGCTGAAGACTGGCACTTCGGTGACATTCAGGATCGTATCTCTTCCAATGGTTTGGAAAAGTATATTGGACAGAACATTGGGGGTGTTGAAATCACTCGTGATGGTATGGTCGCAATGGCTCACCTTGGTGGGTTTAATGGTATGCGTCAGTATCTAAAGTCCGGTGGTCAATACAACCCGGCTGATGACAATGGAACCAGTCTTTCTGACTACGCTCGTACTCATGCTGGAAATACCACTGGCTCTCAACAAAGTGGGTTTCAGCCTACTGCGATTAATCGAGGTGGTTCTGATTATGCTCGGTATCTTATTGAAACTGGGCTTTTCAGTGGTCCAGAAATTCTTGAAAAGATTGATCCTATTCGTGATGCAGCGGTTGCAGGGCAAGGTGAAATTGACAGTCAACGTGCAGCATATACTGCTGATTTGGTTACTGGCATCACGCAGAACGTAGTTTCTGCTGATAATTTCATTCCGGGTGATGCAGCCAGTGCTGAGGCTGCAATTCGACAGGAATTGATTGATAGTGGAGACTATTCCACATCTAAAGCTACTGATTTGGCTGCTGATGCTATTAAAAACATCGAATCAAGTGCTGCGATGAGTGCAGAATTCAATCGTGGACGAACCACTGAAGCACAAAATACTGTGATCAATGAAGCTCTGACGAATGCCATTACCCAAGCCAATCGTAATCTGGCAGGTAATGATCAATTTCGGGCAATGCAGGATGTTGAACGCTATCGTCAGGCTGAACAACCTCACCTGCAACTGGCAACAGATCTGGGTATTCCGGAAGATCCTCAAACTCTTGGAAGTTATCGTCCGGAGATGTTGCGTCGTCTGGTTAATGAGTATGCGGTTGATATGGAAGTAGAACCTGCTGTCGTTGCTGTGGCAATGCGTGATGTCTACAATCCTGATCCGGGTGATGATCCGTATTCGAGCTTTTGGTACGACAATGACCTGACTCTCAACACTCTTAGAAATCAGTTTGATAAAGCTGCGGTAAAGGCTGCGGCGGACCAACTGACACCTGAACGAATGGCTGAATATGATCGTGCTCGTACCGAAATTGAGATCCTTGAAACCCGTCTTGAACAGAACGCATTACAACAGCGTCAGATTCTCAGTCAGATGAATCGTTTCGAAGCATCAGGTAATACTGATGATTCGCGTTATCAGAACCTGAGCAAACGTCTGGATCGTTTGATCAACGATGCAGCAATACTCTCAAAAGATACATCTGAGAAAACTAATGAGGAACCTGAGCGTCCGAATCCACAAATTGTCCCTGAGACTGCCAGAGAAGAATCTTCTCCTGCACCTGCACCACGCGCCCCCGGACACCCGTGGGGCAACGGTCGCAGGCAATCTCGCTAACTCTCTTGATTGTTTATAAGTATTATGCCACTTAGAGCAGGAACCACACAAATCCTGTTCTAAGGTGTCATATCATGTCTGAACGCGACGAAACTCTTGCAGCCGAATTGATCGCTCAACGTCTTTGGGATCCCAAATTCCAAAAACAAGTCGCAGTCTCTCGAAACCGGAATACCGGAAACGAAGATGAACTGATTCAAGACATGCGGTCGATGAACGACTTGGAGATTCGTGCTAAGTACGGAGATGAAGGTTATCTTGCTTCCATGGGTCAGTATTACACCTCAAATGAGGTAGACCGGATTGAAAAACAAAAAAGACAAAATGGTGAAATTTTAGATGATACTGCGATTGGGGTGGCGTCTGGGTTTTCTAACACTGTTGGTTCTTTAGGTTCTTTGCTTTTTGCTGGTGCTGGTAAAGTTGATGAATATTTTGATCCTGAAAATACAGGATTTTCAGATCTTGCCACTATCACTTCAAAGAAAACAGAAGACGCTGTTAGTTGGTTGGATCAGTTTTATACTGATGAATTCAAAGATCGTCGTGAGCTTTCGCTGATTGAAGCAGAACTTGATGCTGCTGACAATGTGGCTCAATACAATAATGATACGGATAATGGAAAAGACTCTTCATTTATTGATGAATTGAGTTGGTTTGGTCGAGGCACTCTTAATAATCTAGAACGGTTGGCTTCTGATCCTGCTATAGCTGGTGATGTTGTTGCTCAAGGTATTGGCTCTCTTGGACCGAGTGCCAAACTTGCTGGGGTTGCCTCTCAAGCAGTCACAGGTACAAACACATTTAAGGCAGCAATTCTTGCTAATGCCATAAATCCGACTCGTGGAACTCGTTTAATTGAACGCGGTGCCAAAGCTGTAGAAAAATCAGCAATTGCAGCTTCTGTTGGTGTTAGCGAAGCGTCTGGTGTGTATTCACAAACTGTCAATGAAATTCTGAATATGTCTCATGATCAACTTATGGAGACATCAGTTCAGTATCAAAATTTACTGGAAAATCATACATCTGAAGAAGCTAAACAAATGTTGGCAGCCGATGCTGGGTGGCAGTCATTTAAAATGTCCTTTCCAATGGCTACTGGTATTGGTGTTGTTGGTGGTCGTTTTGAGGCTGCTCCAATTGGTTCTTTTGTAGGTAATGGATTGGTTAAATCTACTCGTACAGTTGCTTCTCAGGCTGGAGAAGAAAGTCTTCAAGGACTCAGTGGAACTGTTACAAGTAATTTGGCAATTCAAGAAGAAGTAGATCCTAATCGAAATACTTTTGAAAATGCTCCTGAAGAATTTGCGACTGGTTTGATCGCAGGTGCAGGAATGGCAGGTGTTATGAGTGCTCCTGCCACTACTGTAGGTACTGTTCGTGCTGGGGCGAATACTGCTCGCAGTGCAGCCGATGCACTCTTTAATGAAACCACTTACAATGACTCTACTCGTCAGGATATTGTTGGTGATTCTCGTGCTCGTAATGCAGCCCGAACTGTCGGAGAAGGTCTGCGTACGGCTGCTGAAGCCGCTGGGCCTGCTATCAAGCCTGTCGTGGACCGTGTGGCCCCTATGGTCAACAAAGCTCGTACACGGGCTTTTGAGGTGGGTGGACGAGTCTCTGAACAGGTTCAGGAGTATGCGAATCGTCCTTCATCCAAAGAAGTCACTCAGTCTGTGAAAGCTGCGGTGAACATTACCGAAGGTTTGCGTGAAGCTGTCGAAACAGGTCAGCTTGAAGATACGGTCTCTAAGATCGTATCACAGCCTGATACAGATACTCCGTCTGCCAGCTTTACTGACGTGGCTGGTGGTAACAACTCTCTGATGGACAACATCATTGGGATCACTGCCAAGATGGGATCTCGGAAGTTCCGAGCTTCAAATGCTGACACAGCATATGCTGCTGCTCAATACCAGAAACTTCGTTCTGTGGTTGGTTCTCTCCCGAAGGATCTTCGGACAAAGGCTGGTCGGATTTTGGCATCCAAAGTGGCTAAGGATGTCTCTGCCAAGGCTGAGAAACTTGATCTGAACCGTAACCCGGAAGAAGCAGATGTCACCACCACTGTGAATGTGGCGAAAACCAATCCAGCCAACGTCAATCCAGATGTGGCTGACAAGATTCTTGAAGAGTCGGGTGAAGATCTCACTCCGGAAGAAGCACGTTATGTGCGTGTGGCTTCAAAGATCGGTCGTATTGTGAACCGGAACCTTGAGAAACAGGTGGAAATCCGGACCAATGAGAACATCAATCTCACTCAGGCGTCCCGTCCGAAGAAACGTGATCTTACTGTGGAAGGAGTTTCACGGCAAATTCACGCTGAAGGAAAGACCGACAATGACCTAAAGGCCAAATACCGGTCCATCAATGACTTCGCACGGGACATCCTGAGTGCTGTGCAATCCGGGGAACAGACAGGTGCCTATCCCGCAGATGCTACAGTCATCAACCAAAAAGGAGAGGTAGTTCCTGTTCGACAAGTTACTCAACAAATGAGTAACTTTGCCCAGCACATGAAGAACAAAGTGCAGGCATTGAACGATTCTGTTGCTGAGAGCTTTACCAATAAGAAAGGTCTCCGTGAAGGAGTCAAAAAAGACTATGAAGGGTTGGTGAATGGCAAGTTTCAAAGCTCTTCCCTTGGTTCAAACAACCTTCGGGGAGTATTTTACTCTCCGGACAACCCCAATAGTGTTGCATTTGCGCAACAGGTTGCACAGGACCAGAATGATCTGATCGAAGTGTACAACACTCTCCGGAAAGAATTTCCTGAGACCTTCGAAAATATGCCTGCAATTGAACCTGTGTCTTTGACACCTGCTGATACTGTAAATGAATCCGAGCAACCAACGGGTGTCGAGGAGTCTTCCGACCCCAAAGGGGAGGAAGCGACGAGCACCAGCGAGGATGTAGATTATTCAAAAATTCCTCAACGTGTACTTATGCTTGCTAGAGAGGGTGATCTAAACCGTTCTCAACTTACAAATAAAGAACGTAAAGCAATGGATAATGCAGGTATTTATCCTAATTCTGATGAAAATTATAATGTTCATCTTTTGGAAGACATTGCACAAGATCGTATTCAAAATAAGGAATGGGATCCTAATGTTTCTTTGTTCATAGCGAATAATGAAAAGAATTCTGATCAAGATCGAGAAACACAAGCAAAAGAAATTTGGGAAAACCTGTCTCAAGAACGAAAAGAAGGTGAACTTTCTGAAGCATTTCCCAATCTATCAGATAATACAATTGAAAAAGCTGCAAAACGTAGTTGGGATCAAATTCCACAGAGTCGAAAAATTCAACTTATTGATCAGTTGTTAGGTGAAAACCCAACGGCTGACGAAGAGGTGAGCGATTCCGAGAACGGAGTAGACGAGACCGGAGCGACAGCGACGGACGCGACTACGACGGGTGAGGAATTGGGAACCGATACCGAAGACACCAGTACCTCCGACGGAGGAGATACCGCTGAAGGATCAACCTTCCCCGAAATAAAAGATTATCCACTCTATGATGGAAATGCTTCAGAGATTCCAAATGGCCTATATCGTTTGGAAACACACGTCCCGGAAGTACCTGTAAATCTTTTGAATAGAAATCCAGAAAATCTGTCTGATGCTGACCTAGAAACGGTATACGATTACTTGGCCTTGCAAACGTCTGCGGATGAATTTCATGGTGGGAATTACCCAGATAATGTGAAACCAGAAAATACTCTCGAATGGAGTAAAAAACGAGGATATTCTGAAAGATCTAGGAATCTATATTCCAAATGGCTTCAATTTGCTGAGGAGTACATCAATCGCGTTGGTATAGATGATGCTGCTGGTCGTCAAATGTGGCTAGAAGAGCAATACCAAACTGGTCGTAAAATCTACAATACTGGTGTTGTTGAAATCAACAATGAAGCTGGTTTGGGTGAAACCACTGGAACAACCCCGGTGGTCACTCATCCTATGCTGGATGAGCACTATGAGACTCGTAAGACTGAAGCTCCTCTGAACAGTATTTCTGATCTGGAGAATGCTGAATTCAATCCGGAACATGTTTCTGTAGTTCGTGAGCTTTTGCCTGAATTGGCAGAAACTATGAATAAACGTCTCAAAGAACATGTACGAAACGGTGGTCGATACAAGAGAGTAATTGATTTTATCAAAGATGGTCTGGTTCAGTTTACTCAGTTTCAAGCAGGTACGTTTGTAAACCCTGAGACAAAGCAATATGACAACCGTATTATGGATATGGCTGCAATTGTAATTACAGATTTCATTGCAACTGCAAATCCAATTGATCCCAATAAGTTGGATGATACACTTGAGGATCTTGGCACAACTATCAATGAAATTGATGAAAGTATGTTGAAAAACATTCTTAACAGTGTGCCAGTGAGTCAGCTTAAAGACCAGCTTGCAGATGATTTTATTCGTCTGATGAACTTGAAACCTAATGAGCAATCTGCTGAAGCAGATCTTCAAGGCATTGCTCAAGGTTTTGCAGCAGAACTTTTGACTGCTTTGCAAAAAATGAAGATCGTAGAATTTTTGAAAATCGAAAGTAAAGAGCAATACACTTATGATGTGATAAATCCAGATACAGGAGAAAAATCTACTGTAACAGAAACTGCTTTTGCAGATTCTATTAAAGTGAATACAACACGACTTAAAGAGCTTCAGGATCGTATTCGTTCGAGTACTCAAAAAGGTGTGCCAAACACAGTTCGTGAAAAAGTTTTCAATGAAAAACGTGAGATGTATTCAATTGGTAAGAAGATCAAACACGTTCCTTCTTATCAAGACAGAGGAAATGTATCTTTGTCTGAGCTTGAGCGTAATGCTATAAAGCAAGAACAAAACATTCCTCATTATGTAAATGAAGCTCGTCTTAAACTATTGGAAGCTTTGGGAGACGGTCCTCTAATGCGTATGCTTGGTTGGATTCCTGATGCTGAAAATATGACTCATGTCATTCTTCGAAAATCTGCTATCGGAAAAAATGCTTCTATTGATAAGAACATTCGAGATGTGGTGAATTTGGTTGGGTCTCTAGAAGGAGATGTGTCTCAACCTATTTACTACCCTATTGCTATCTCTAAAGGAGGTAGACATCACCACCAAGGACCAAATGCTCAGACAAACAAGCTGCTTCGTATGCTTGCCACTCCGACGTGGAATACACTTAGCTTTGCTTCTAAAAATGATATGGATGAGTTCTGGTTAGGTGTTGGACAAGCAACTGGTTTGATAAAACCAGAGATGATTGATCAAGAAGCTCATATTAAAAACATTCAAGAAGACTTTGCAGAGGATTTTGGTCCTGCTGTGGTCATGATAAAAGAACTATTGGAAGAAGGTTCGTTTGATGCAGATGCTTTCGCAACTGTTGTGGGAATAGTTGATCCGGAAGTATTGGGTGCAATTGAATCTGTTGCTTCTATGGAAATTGCCAAAGAGAATGGTGAATCTGAATTTCGTATGTCTCAGAGCTTTGAGATGGATGGTAAAACCAATGGTGCAGCCAATATGATGGTGAACTTTGGTCATGGTTTGTTTACTCCAGATGAATGGGAGAATCTGAAGCGTGTGGGTCTTTACCTTGGTAAAAAAGGAATGACCTTAAATGACTATTTCAAAGATAAGACAAATGTCGATCTCTACCAAACCGTGAGTAAGGTTGGTGATCGAATGATGGCTTTGGGTGGTCATCGTCTGAAACCATGGCAAAAAGAACAGCGTGCTGCTGCACAGCGTTTGGCTGCATCTATTGGTAATTTCGAGATTGTGAAAAACTCTGACGGAACTTACACTTACAAAATGACCAGAGAAACAGCCAAAAATCCTGTAACCAAAGTCAATTATGGTTCAGGTGTGATGGGTGTTGCTATTGGTGTGGCAGATGACATGCTGCTGGCATTTTATGAAAAGCTTCAGACTCTCACTGAAGAAACAACTATAGATGATGTGTTTTATGCTGGCTTCGAGCAGGACATGGCAACCATGGGTCTGAAACTGCCTCAAGAATATGATGAAAATTTCGTCTTTCCAAAAGAGCAAGTGGAGAATTTCCGAAAGTCGATCATGTTCACCATTGGTCGTGTTCTAACCGACTCGACTCGTGAAGTACTGGGTAATCGTATTCAGGAACTGAATGATATGCTGGTCCTATCGACCAACATTCAGAATCGTTATCTTCAGAAACTCTTTGATCGTCGTGTCGAACAACTGGCAGAACATCTGGCCAATGAAGGTAAAATTGGTCGAAACAAGAAAGGTGTTCCAATTCATGGGCAAATTCCTCGTGCAGAATGGAAAAAATTGGAAGAGGAACTTAGCCAACTAGGACCAATATTTGTGTCTGATGATCAGACTCTTGCTATTGGTGGTTTCCAAAAGAAACTGACAACATTCAAGTTTTCTAGCAATTTCAATGAAAGGCTTAAACAGCCTGCAAGAATGCGTCGTCCTGATGATGTTGGAGTCAAAGCTATTCCATACATTGTTATTGGTACGGGTGATGCGATGATGATGAATCTCATCTTTGGTTCAAAAGACGCACCAAATGATGTGTTGGGAATTCATGATGGGGTGGACGTTCCTGTTGGCAAAATCAAACAATATGCTCCTTATGTGAATCAACAGGTTCTGAAGTCTTGGGATCGTGATGTTCTGGCTATGCCAATTATGAATTTTGAAGGTTTCCTTAATTCCATTTCGGATCCGGATCTCTTGCAAGAAGCAGAATCTGAAGTCATTGGAGACTTCAAAAAAGAGACTGTCCAGACTTCCAATGCGGCAGATCTTCTGGAGCAGATGCAGCGTCGTCTTCGAGAAAACCGTGCTCGTAAGAAAGTCATGAAACAGATGGCTGTGTCTGTCGATCAGATGGGTGGTTCTGATGTGGGATTCACTCGTGATGGTCATGAATGGGACTTTCATACTGTGAACCAACGAATCGAACGTGAGATGGAAGGTCGTGATCCTGATGCTCAAGAGCAAGTGAAAACTCCTGTTCGTGTTCTGACGGGCAAAGCTGTGCTGGAAAATACTCGGTGGACTGAAGCTCAGAAGAAGGTTGTGGGGATCTTGAAACCTCTCATGGGTGAGACTCGTGTGGTCTTTGGTACGCTTGATCAACTGAATAAGTGGCGTGGTGAGCACGTTGCTCAAGATGGTGTCGTGTTGAAAGCCAAAGGCCAGTACGATGCAGCAAACGATATCGTCTTCATGACCACTGCTACGGGTGAAACCCTGCTTCATGAGATGGTTCATGCTGCAACCTACAACAAGGTTCTGGCCCACTATAAAGGTGAGACCAACCCTGCTGTGGAACGACTTGAAGCTCTTATGGCGCAGTTCATGGAACTGGACGGTGAGAAAAAGATCCGAGAAGCACAGGCAGCCATCAACCGTCGTCTGGTGAAGAACACTCCTGTAGCAAATGCCAATGCTCTCAATGAGTTCATGGCTTATGCTTTGTCGTCTTCTCAGGTCCGTCAGAAGCTAGAAGGTACGCAAGCCAATATCCTTGCTTCGATGAAAAACAAGGTAATCCAGTTGCTTCGTCGTGTGATGGGTGGTGTCCCTTCTGATATGTTCTCGCAGGTGGTGTTCAATACTCGTGTTTTGAACGCGACTCCTGTGGATAATGGTGGCAATGGTTCTGGTGGAGATGACGGTGGAGATGGTGGTCCTTCGGAATCGTCTGGTCCGTTTGGTGAATTCACGAACTATTGGATCCAGAACATCAAGGACTACATGGCAGGACTTGCGGAGACGCAAGATCCGAAACTCATGAAAACCTCTCTAGATCTAGCTCGTGCTAAACGTGTTTTGGAAAACCTGCGTCAAGCTGGAATGCTGCGGAACAACAAGGACAAAGCCACTTTCAAAGCGATCTACGGTATTGTGTTGTCTGACATGAAACTGAACAGCAATGCTTTGATCGGTCTGACAAAGATCTTTGGTCACATCGAAGACAACCTCTCTCCTGAAATGTTTGGCACAGATTCAGAAGCAGGTAACACCTACTCTGCTGTTCTGAATGCTCTTCGTGAGTCCAAAGAACCGAGTCATGCTGTGGCTGTACTCTTCGCATTGAGCCAGACCTCTGAGAAATTCCGGAATGCTCTGGATCAAATCCCTGCTCCGGAAAGTGGTCCGGTTGGTGATGGATCTCTAAATGATTTTCTGACCAAGACTGCTGCATTTACGATGCAGAAACTTACTGGGTCGATGGAAACCAATAAGGTTCCGGCAGATGTTCTAGCAACTGTGGCTGGTACAATTATTGATCATGATGTGGAGCGTGAATTTCGTGTACTGAAGAAAGCCACGGAAACTCTTACTGCTGCTGATGAGTATGTGTCTGGGAAATTCACCCAGTCGGCTGATTTGATGCGTGCCAAGAACCGTGAGGTGCAGGCTTCGATTCGTTCGGATACTCAGAAATACCTTGTGGCTGCTGCTACGTTCGCAACTAACTATCTGGACAAGCCGGGTACTGATCTGACGAACAAGGCTGCCAAGCGTGTCACTCACATGGGTATCCCCTTCCTTTCCTTGGTTCCTATTCGGGAACTGGTGTCGGAGATGGTAGGGACTGATGCTCAGAATAAAAATGTTGTGGCTCTTCTCGACCGTGTGAACGCTTCTGTGTCGGGTATGCGTCAGGCATTCCGGCAAGATCTTCCGGTGATCTTGGATCGGTCCTTCAAAGAGGCTCCGACTAAGGAACAATGGACTTCGATGTTCCAGACTCTGGCCAAGACTGACTTCTCTCGCATGGTGGATCTGGAGAATATGAAGGGATCCATGCGTTTCATGGAAGAGTCTGGTGCTCGTCATGCTGAAATGCAGCGTATCGAAACCCAGCTTCAGCAATCTCTGTCTGGTTCGAACTTCCAAGCTGCCATTGAAAAAGGTCGTCAACTGGCTGCCTATATGAATGGACAGTCTGTCGGTAAACTCTTGGTTCGCAATGCTTATGCCATCGGGAAGAACCTCGAAGGTGATGTGGATCAGGCTACGATTGATCTGCTGGATCGGTGGATCACTCTTGAAGCTGTGGACAAGATGGATTCGCAGACTCGGGAAGAAACTGTTCGTCTGTGGCAGGAAGATCCCGTTGGGATCCTTGGGATTGTGGCATATTTGCAACAGTTGAATGAGGCTGAAGAAGCCAAAGACATCTCGGAGCAAGCCCGTCTGAATGGATACAAAGGCTACATCCCGAACGAGGGAGCCAAGAACGTACACATCACTGTGGCTCTGGATGAGGCTGAAGGAGATATGGAACGGAAAGGCTACAAGAAGCTGAATATTTCGTACACTGGGGAGACTGATTCGATCTTTCCTCGGTCCTACTATGTGTCCACTGTCCGTCGTCAGGGTATCTATTCTCAGGGTGTGGTCCAGAACGTGGCTATGACTTATCGTGGTGTGGATGTGAACACGGGACTGACTGTGACAGGTGATACTGCTGGTTTCATCTCTGGTGAAGATGGTGCGATTCAACGGATCATGGAGAACCAACTGGATGAGTCTGTGGAACTGGAAAATGATCAAGAAGCCCTGATGCCTGTTTTCGGTCCTGATGGTGACATCATTGGTTTCGAGCGGTCTATCTCTCAAGAGATGATCGACACTCACATGGGTCGTGATGAAAACCTTGCTGTGATGCTTGGTGCTTGGCAGGGTCGTCAGGTGGAAGAAAGTCTGGCAGATCAGTACAATAAACAGTTGGCTGACGAACTGAAGAATATCTGGGACAACCGAGAAGCAGGCGAAGAAGCCACTTTCATTGATTTGAGTAAAACAGACGATCCAATCTACAAAGACTCATGGAGCCTCATCCCTCAGTCTACCAAGCTCTACATGGAGAATTTGTTTGGTGATGATGGTGTCATGGTCCCTAAGTCGATGGTGAACCTCTCAGTAGGCTACAGGGAGTTCTCACTGGCCGATATGTGGTCTGGGAAGACTCGATTGCCCAAGGCTCTCCAAGCGACTGTGAAAGGTGTCAGTGAGCGTTTCCTTGGGACCAAGGCCATGCGTATTCTCACAGGTGGTGAGGAGATTCTGCAAGATACTGTGTCTACAGCTAAAGACTGGATTTTGATTAGGTCTCTTGTGGTTCCGAGTGTGAACCTTCAGGCCAATATCGTTCAGTTGGCTTCTCGTGGTGTGCCTGTGAAAACTATTCAGAAGAGCTTCCGTCGGAAACTGGCTGAAGTTGAGGAGTACAACAAGAACCGGACGAAGATCATCGAACTGGATGCCAAGAAGATGCTTCTGGCTCGGAACGACAAGCAGCGTCAGATCATTGATGACAAGATCAAGGTGCTTGAAGACCTGAACCAGAAAATGAGCATCGCTCCTGTGCTGGCTGCGGGTGCGTACAAACAGCTTGTTGAAGGTCTCACGGAGATGGATGTTGAAGTGTCTTCTGGTCGTATTGGTGAGTACATGGAAGCCATGGCAAACAAAGTGCATCCAAAAGCCGGTGATCTTGCTGGAGTGGGATTGGTGTCGAAGTCCACGCAGATCTATCATGTGGCAAACCGTGCCACTCAGTATGGGGACTTCTTGGCTAAGTCTATCTATTACGACCACCTGATTGAACAGGGACTTAGCGAGGATAAGGCACTGACTCAGATGAACGAAGAATTCGTCAACTACAGTGTTCTTCCGGGTCGTAGTCGTTCCGCTTTGGAAGGGTATGGTATGCTGTGGTTCATGGCCTTCAAACTGCGGATCACGAAGATTGCGATGCAGCAGCTTCGGGACAATCCAGTACGTGCTCTGGCTGTGAACTCAGCATTAGATGTCGGTTCTCCGGTTGGAGACAACATTTTCACTGTGATTGGTGAGAACCGATTGGGTTATGCCACGGGTCTTGGAATGATGTTTAACGCACCAGAACTCAACCCGTGGTACAATCTGATGAATAGGTAACAGGGGGGTCAGGGGAGCGACCCCTGACCACTCTATCCCCGCACAGGATGACAGTGGCTTGCTGTCTACGACCTACTCTGTGATGCCGGGAAGACCTCTCTATCGTCAGGTCTGGTAACGCCGGAATTTGTTGAGCACCAACCGGGTGGCCAAAGACCTTATTGGTTGCCACACCAATAAGATCAATCCTTTGCTTCGTCGAGCATAGCCCAGATGACGAAGAAAATGCACATGACAACAGCAATGCCGATGAGGCCCCAGAATAGAAAGAAGCCGACAAAGGACACAGCAACTCCAATGATTGCTATGATGATAAAGGCAAGGACGATACCTATCGTCCCTGCCAGTGCTTTGAAAATGTTGCAAAGTTTAGTCCACATCGAAAATGCTCGACTTTTTTGCAGGCTTCACAACCGTTTTTGATTTGGGGGAATCACTCTCAGTCGTCGCTGAGTCCGAGGATTTTGTTTCCTCGTCCCCGAAAAGGTTTCCCTTTTTGGAGTTCCCTTTGACTTCTTCGGTTGTGGTTTTGGGTTTTGCGTCTTCAGAAGAGTTTTTCTCTCCTGTTTCAGCAGCGTCCTCCGTCTCTGTACTTCCTCCTGAATCAGAGTCAGTGCTATCTCCTTCGTCGCTGCCAGAAGTAGTGTTTTCCACATCGGTGTCCTCCTGCTTCTTGGCCGGAGCCTTCCGTGTGGTGTTTTTGCGAGGACGCCCGCCTTTGTTTTTTGGCTTGGCTTCACCCATGACCACCTCTGCGACGATCTCATCGTTTTCGACGTCCAGATCCACTTCTGCTTGTTCAGCATTGGGGAAATTCAGCGTCTTGACGTATGCGTTCAGGGCGTTCTGGATGTCCTCTTGGTCGAGAATAATCCGCATATCTTCGGACTCCTTTGTGAGAATATTGACTGTTGCGATAGCATGGCCATCCATTGGAACCACACCACCAAAGGAAAAAGTGGACAACACGATATGATCCATGTTGTCATCAGGGATCTTTCCAGCTTCCACCATCGTATCACTGAAATACTTGTCAGCGATGGACCCGACATTCATCGTGTCGAGTCGGCCATTTCTGGGGGCAAAGACTGTGTAGTGGATCCACACTCGTTCTGCTCGTGGCTTATCCCTCAGAAGTGGTTTCACCTCATCTGCGAAGTTTTTCTTTTGTGTGTTGAGATGATGGTGATGGAGGTTTCGATAGACGTTCAGGTTGACTGCTTTCTGGTTTTTCTTGCTGACATGAACGTAGGTGGGGATCCGCAATGAGTACGAATCCACCACCTGTCCGAAGACCTCTATGAAGTCTGCTTGGTTCAATCGTCGAACAAGCTGGACTTCTGCTTTTTCTCGCCTCCACCAGACGAGTCAGACTTGCCATTTTTGAAGGCTTTGCCTTCTTTCTTGCCGGTGGATTTGTCGTAGGTCTGGCCACGGTTCTTTTCCAGCCACTTGTGAGCATAATCACCGTCTTCGTCCATCTTGGAGATGGCTTTGCCGAGATCACCGTCGTTGAGAACTTCTTCGAAGTCACCACCAAGACTCTTCACAAAATGAGCCACTTCGCTGATCGTCACCAGACGATCTTCTGGGAAGAACTTGATGAACTCGTTCTGATCACGAGTTTCGCCAGTGGGTTCATAGTCACCCGTGGCTTCGTTTTTCTCAGTCTTGTCCACCGTCTGACGCTGGATGGCGACTTGGATCTTCTCACCATGGAGTTCGGTGAAACACTCCACAGCTTGAGGAACTTCTTTCTGTGCATCGAAGTCGTAGAGATTCAGAGTCTTCTCCTCTACTTCCATGTCACCGACTTCTTTTGAAGCGATGAGCATACACAGGCTGTTCACCTGATTGAAGCCGGGAAGGTTCTTTGCTTCACCAGTCTTCTTGTCCTTGTAGGTGACATCACCGTTCCGGTTGGTCATCCAAGTCTGACGGGTCACTTCCGTTTTGCCATTGACCTTCAAGCAGAGGGTCAGGTTGCGGGCATCGCTGTGGGCAGCTTTGCCGATGTAGGCATATTTGATCTCAGCCGGATAGATATCCGTGTCGAGTATGCCACCACCACCGAGAAAGTCGTCTTCGACTTCAGCCTTGGCAGCGGGTTTTGCTTTCGAGAAAATGTTGCTCATGGTTTGTCCTTCTTTTGGTTCATGAGTTGACTTGGTCGAAACCAAGAGAGAAGAGTCAGTCCTCGTAGTATGCAATCAATCGTTTGATTACAGGAGTAAGGTCATTGTCGATGTAAAGTTCGGAACGATCCCACATTCCCATGGGAGAACGGATCCGATCACCGACAGTCTTCTTGGTGGTTCGGGTTTGGAAAACGTGCTTGAAGCCCAGTTCTTTTTCTTCCTCAGTGATATTCAGCATCGAGTTTTCAGGATACTTCTGGAGATCCTTGATGGTTTCCTTGCTGACGTTCACCACTGTGGTGAAATAGGCTTCGAGACCTTTCTTCTTGAGAGCACCCTTGACGGGTACGCTGGTACGAAAGACACCTGCTTCTTCATCGAGTTCACGATCCAAGTGACCGATGAAAATGAAGAAAGCATTGACTTTCGAAGATGCGTTGATCAGACGCTTGAAGAATTGGGAATAGTTGCCCCATGCCTTCTGGGTGTTTGCAGAGTCGATCACATAGACCGTCTCGTACATATCCATCATGAAACTGATGGTGTCGATCACAACGAAGTTATAGGGGTTTTCAGATCCCAGTTCTTCGAGTTGTGCAAGCCAGTCGATGATGTCTTCCGGATCGGTGATCACCTTGTTCTTGAACTTGTTCTTGAAGGGCAGGGGTTTCCCGCCCTCACAGTTAAGATACAGCACGTCTGTACGATCACGCAGAGAGTACAGGGACATGGATTTACCAGCCCCAGACTCCCCACAGATCAGGATGCTGTGAGGATTGTTGGCGTCAGACATTGTGTCTCCTTCAGGTGGTTATGGTATTTTGGATGCCACAGATTTGAGGACGGTCGAATAGATTTCGTCCTTCTTGAGAGGTGACTCCGATTCAGAGTTCAGTTTGATAACTTTTTTCTCCAAATCGTCGTAGCTCATGCCTGCATCCTTGAGCATCATGGCGTAGTTGAGCAGGGTGTTATTCCTACCCCCAACCTCCATGTTGTTCAAGAACCATCGCTCCAGATTTTCAAGGTTTCCAAGGTCTGCGACTTGTTTCACATACTCAGAGTTTGCCTTGGTCTTTGGGATAAATGGCAGAACATCAATGACTTGCGGTCCACGGTTAATGTGAACCACAGAGTCTTCATGAGTTTGCCATTTCTTGGAACGCTGATTGGCAGACGAGTCCGACTCAAATGGAAGCCACAAAAGAAAGGAATTCATGAATTCCTTATAGTCGTTTTTTTCCAAGTGGAGATGGTAGTTCGCAGGCATGATGAGCCGGAAGCGATTCTCCTCGTCTGTATGACGCTTGGTTGTGGCTGTGATGAACGTATAGTCAGCCAGAAGCTGATGGACAGCATCGAGCTTAATGCCTCCATCTACGTCCACCACCAGCATGTTGAAGCCGGGAATCACCTTATCTTCGCTCCGGTGTCCACCCTCGAAAGAGTGATTACACCAGTGAAGATTCGGTTGCTTGAGTAAAATCTCCAGCTTGTCCAGAGGCTGTTCCTGATCCTCGTAGTCATAGGCAAAGTGATCACTGAAGCTGAACTTCAGTTTGTTCAGATCCGTCTCAGTGAGAGTTGAACCAGAGAAAAATTCCACCTGTTGCACCACGTTTTTGGTGATGACCACATGGTTGCTCACACCCCACGCCATAGCCAAGTCCATCATCTCTTTACGAGCGACAGTCGAAGTTGGGTAGTAGGGCAAATCCTCAACCAAGTCTGCATGAGTAAGGTTGTCCGGGCTGGTCGCAATGTACTTCGCCAATCGAACGAAGTTACGTTCGCGCTTCAGCAGTTTCTGAAAAGACGCACCTGACTCCTCCGCGACCTTGATGGCCTGACGGAGATGCTGAATCTGGATTTCACTCGACTCATCAAGGAAAGCATACACTCCAGCGAGTTTCAGGGATTTGAAATACCTATGTGACAGTTCAGCTTTTCGGATTTCCTCATGCTCTGGCATTTCATTGGCTGTCGCCTCACACTGAAGACGATAGCTAATCAATTCGATACCCACGTCCTTTGGTACGTCCAACGTGTGGTTGTAATACCGAGGATCGGCAAACTTGGTGAGGAATGTCTGCCAACGGGTGAGTGCCGCAGACTGATTCTTTGACACCAACCCGTTGTAGACATCTTCGGGATTGATACTCGCAAACTTGGTTTCACTCTTACCCATCCCGAAAAAACAGCGTCGAGCGTAGCCTGTTGCGAGGAAGGAATAGAACTCTTCCTCGATCTTGGCTCCGTCGAACAGCTTAGAACTGGTTCCGAACATCAGGACATTGGCTGGTGTTGAGCCAGCGATATCCAGACCCCTTTCATTGTCCGGGGTGTTCTTCACCAACTTGGCTTTGATCTTGCCAAGGTCATAAAGCTCCAACAGTGTGTTGAGAACTTCGTTGTTTCCCAACAGGTTAGAACCCATCTCATCCATTTGAAAATTGATGGACCCCACCCCTGAGAGTAGGAGCTTGTAGCGAAGCTGCTTTACAGCAGGACCAGTACCCGAGTCAAAGATAAACGGGGCATGACCTTGCTTCTTGAAGTCAGTTTCGAGTGCTTCAAGCTCTTTCTGTTCATCACCGCCTTTGGCAGCGGCAATGTCTACAGCGAGATTGAAGAGGTTTTGTTCAGAAAGTTGACCAAAAGTGCTCTTCATGTATATCTCTCTGAACTCTGAGAGCACATCTTCCAGCAGGCTCACAGAATGGCCTTTACCAAAGCCGGACGTAGCCAGACCGATGGAATAGATATTCACAGGCAGCACACCACGTTCAGGTGACTGGATTTTGCATCGCATTGCGGATGGAATGAGGCCGAGAAAATACGCCACTTCTGCCTGAAAGAAGTCCCGATTGACTTGCCCTGTACGGTGACAGAGAAGATCAGTCAGTTCCTGCATTGCATGGTTATGTGGCGTGTTCTCTATGACACTGAGATCATAGAAGTTAGACATCTGGAAAATACTCCTTGCGTTGTTCACAGACCGAGAAAGCAGGGCAATAGTCGCAGGCTTTCACTTCACCTTTGACAGTGACGATAGTGCCTTTGCCTTTCTCTTTTTTGTGGAGTTCTGCATCTGCCAGATTGGCAAATGTCTTTTGAGCACGCCCACCCTTCTTCGCTGTTTCGGAATTGGCGTAATACTTGTACTGATCCGATTGCTTCCACAGTTCTTCATCAGTGCATCGAACCATCTTAGACTGATTGTTCGTGTGTTTGGCATTCTTCTTGATGTCAGCCAGCTTGTCGAGGATCCACTCTTCTGTCTCAGCTTCAGACATTAGAGGGAATTCTTTGTGAGCTACTTTCGCTTGAGGATAGTTCTGATCTCCTTTGGCTCGATACTTCTGCCAGTCGGTGAAGATGAACTCGATCCTCATGGTATCCTGCCAGATCAGTTCCGGCATGATGTAGCGATACATGGAGCCTTGGAGAATGTAATCTTTATCCTTGGATCCAGAAGTATAACTGAAAGTAGAAGTGGTCTTTACATCACGGTATGCCCCATTGATGGCAAAATCCAGTTGGCCAGTGAGAACAATACCCCCGATTTCCTTGAATCGGCGCTGCTCCAAGAAGATGGGAATATCGTTCTCACCAACCTCCGAAGGATCTGGATTGATCTTTACACGATCAATCACTGACTGGGGATAGCGAAGCCTCCGCATGGCCCCTTTCCAGTCGCCCTCAGTCCATGCTCGCTCGATGGAATCATGAAGACCATGACCCACCCGCGAGGCAATCAGATCAGATACGTCCATTACCTCGTGGCTCTGGTCTACCTGACGTTCCAGAATCAACCGACGAGTCGGTTTCATCAGGGTTGTGACGCTGATCAACTCTCCTTCTGGAGCGACATCTGCTCCAGAATAGTAGCCCTGCTGAAGAAGCCAGACTGCAATGGGTAGGTCGATCTGATGGTTGTTGGTCAGCTGTTTCATCTGCGAAACTCCGTTTTGAGTTCTTCAATTTGGTCACGAATCTCAGGATCCCAGTGGACATTGAGAACGAAGTGCTTACCGAAATGAACACCTCCTTCGTTAGCTATGGCGTTGTCCAACTTCTTTTCGAGATCAGTTAGAGCTTGCATATAGCCTTTTTTATAGACTTTCTGACTCATGAATCTTCCTCCTGAGATGTGGTGAGGTAATCAATCCGGTGCATTGGGATGACCAAGGTTTGTTGAGACTCGAACCACTGGAAGATGAAACAGTTGGTTTGGACGGTAAGATCGTCATAGCCTCTGACTTCTTCAAAGTTTTCCGAGTCCACGTATTTGATGTTAGCCACAGAGATGAAATTCATGCTGCGATACCTTTCTCTTTGAGGTCAGCGAGATGTTCTTTGATCTTGTTTTTGATCGTGTTCTCATTCGCTGTATTGGGGATGTCGAAACCATGGTTCCAGTTCGGATAGAAGATCTCCACTGAACCAGAGAGTTTTACTTCATCGTGCCAGATCTCAGGATCATCTTGCCACGAGACTTCTTTGGGAAGTTCGGTGTTCAGATACATGAGTGCTTCATACGCTCCGTCACGAACGAGGTAATACTGAGCATCATGAATATGAGCACATGGTTTGATGTCCAGACGGTGCTTGGACTTACGAGCCTTCTTGAGAAAGGCACAGGCAGCCCGTGAGTTGAGCATACAGTAGCTCTGGCCCATGGCGTTACCTGCTGTCCTGCCCTCTGCTGCTGCCTCCTTGGGGGTCTTTCCTGTACCAAGAATAGTCTGCTTCAACAGAGGTGTCCGTACACGCAGTCCGAAGGCCACTGTGATATAGCCATCGTGAGTCGCTTGCTCCAGTTTCTGGTTCACGTAGTCAATCGAGACTTTGTACATCTTCTTGTACTTGGACTCGATCATTTGAGCCTTCTCCTTGCTGAAACCACAGTTCGTCATCAGCGTGTGGAATGTACCCTGATAGGTCAGAGCAAAGGTTGGAGCCTTCGATTCCTGACGCAGTGGCTTATACTTCTTGGCGATGCTGTTGATGCTTTCCACCGACGTAGGGTCGATGTCTGGCATCTGATCACTGAAGTACCCGTAGGCTCTCAGAGAGTGACCATCGTAGCCGTCAGTATAAACCTTCAGCTTCTCAGGATCCTTCGTCTGCAATGCAGAGATCCGGTCTTCGAGTGAATCGAAGTCCAGACCTACAAAGAGCCATCCGGGAGGAGCTTCAAAACATTCTTTGATCAGCTTGGCAAGTCTGCTCTTCAGCGGACCACCTGCACTGCTCGGAATGTTCTGGAGATTGGGGTTGTTTGATGACAACCGACCAGAAAGAGTTCCACCCAGTCGGAAATTACCAAACAGGTAATGCCATCCATCTGGTCCCGGACATGCTTTCAGGAATGCCGGGATGAATGTGCTGATGATGATTGCACTGGCCTTGTACTTCAATAGGATGTTGAGGAATTCTTTGGTTTCCTCAGTGATGTTCTGCTGAAGCAGTTTCTCCAGTGTGTCTGCACCTGTAGATGGAAGTCCAGAGTCTGTCAGATCGAGGACTGGCAAACTAAGAAACTCCTTGGAATACAACAGTTTTTGAAGCTGTGGAGCAGATCCCGGATTGAATTCAACCACGAGATCTTTGGTCGATCCAAGGTCAGCACGAGTGACAATTTTGGTCTTCAGCTTCTCGTTCTTCTTCTTGAGAGCATCTTCCTCAAGCTGATACACAAACCCTTGAACGATCTTGGTGTATTTCATCTTAAAGACACAGTGATCTGACTCTTGGTTTAGGAGTTTGTCGAGAGCTTCGACTTTCTCCATGTTCACCGGAAGCCCGGTCAACTGCATCTGAATGATATCCACTGCCCACTCTTTGAAGTGCTGGTAGGTCTCCATCTGCTGGTCAGCAATCATGGTTGGGTAGTGCTTGTTATACACGTACCAAGTGCTGAGACCATCAACGAGGTTGTACTTCAAAAGATTATTCAGTGGGATTTGGGTGATGTCGTTGATCTCTTCGACGGCATAGTTACCAGCGAACTCCTGTGCTTGAGCTTTGAGACCTAACTCATTGCCAGCACAGGAGTTCGTAGCGAGATAGGTGATGAGTTGGGAGTCTTCCCAGTTACTCAGCATCACCTCCAAACCTTCGAGGAGACCTTCCTGATCCAAGATATTGTCCATGAACAACTGGAAGATCAACACGTACACGTCGTAGCAGGCATTATGATAGATCATCCTGCGCTTGAAGTTCTCGAAGAACCTCCGCAGTGCCTGTCGAATGACTGGATCTTCTTTCTTGGTTCGAGTGTTGTCCACCTCAAAGGCTATGCCGTTATGTTCGTCCCAGCAAAATGTGATTGTACCGATCCCTGCATCGTAGTGCTTCAAAGAGAAGCCTTCGATATCACAGGAGAGATCCACATCCATCTTGATCAGCTTGTCCAGCCAATCGAGCTTGTCTTTCAGCGTAGATGGATACGTGGCTCCATGGATGATAGAAGATCCGACCTTCTGATGGGTTCCTCCGAAGTAGTGGGTAACGGCCCGGAGTGATTGATCAACCTTTGCTTTGGTCTTTTCCGGGTCGTAGAAAATACGGGTGTAGTTAGGGCAGTAGGTTGCTTTGAAACCAGCAACCGAATCAAAGATATCACCGATGTTTGCATCTGTTTTTCCTTGTTTTGTCAGTACTTTAAAGTAATCGGGCTGGGTTACAATCAGCATCTCAATCCCAGCGGCTGCCAGATTTGGCAGAAGATCATCAAGATATTCCTTGATGTTGGAGTTGGATGTCTTTTTCTTCTTTCGGTCGATGAAGAGGTCACAGATCATGACCTCCTCATTTATCTGCGAAAGCACTGGCATGTAGTGTTTGATCACCTCATTCTTCTGGATACGTGGAACCAAGATAGCGATGCGAGCAGGACCACCTTTGCCAATGATTTCGTAGTGCATAGTTTACCTCATGGCTTTGAGCAATTGAAACAAGGTGGACCGGGTTTTCCACAGTAAGGACAGCGATCTGTTTCTGACATTGCTTTCTGTTCATCTTCAGGTCTTTTTGAGAAAAACAGAGTCTCCTCTGGTCCTTCAATCGAGAAGGACTGTTGGTGTAGTCCGTTCATGAGATCTAGGGCAAGGCAAAATGCCAGATCCTTCAAAAAAACAGGGTCTTTTGGGAATCTGGCATAGTTGATGAGAGTCACCACAAACCCAGCTTCTTCTCCACTTGTATAGATGTAGTTGGCTGGGCTGATGGAGACACACATCCCTTGTTCACAGAATGTTCGACAGATCTCTTCCGCATTGGCGTAGTTACCTGCCATCCAGATTCGCTGAGTAAACGAATCAGTCGCTTTGCTGATCATTCAGAAGATCCTTGATTGTCTCTTCCACGACTTCATGTATCCCGGCTCCACCATTATACCACGCAGCCAGAATGACAGGGCCATCCTGTGCTGGCAGTGTGGTCTGGAAACCGTAGTAGTCCACGTCGAGGACACTCCAGAATTTGAAAATTTTCCCGTTCACACGGACGTAATGACAGCCGTGTTCTTTTTCCATGTCGTAGAAGTCATCGGTGTCTTCTGGGAAGATGGTTTGATCATCGGCTTCTTCGAATCGACATACGCACATTTCCATTTCGCTCATTTGAAAAACCTTTCTGGGAGTTTGCCTCGGATGAAGAGGCGGTTTTTGGGACGAGTAAGAGCCACGTACTGAAGACGTGCTGCCATCTCAGGCTGGGTACACTTTCCGATGTCACCAAGGTCTACAATGACATCATCATAAGTAGAACCTTGTGCTTTGTGAGTAGTACTGGCTGCTACACTACGAAGATCTGGATGGTGATCACGGAACTTGAAAAACCGATCCCACTTCTTCCGGGACTTCCAGTATTTCAGGACTTCTTCACGGTCGTTTGGATCTGCTGTGACTGTGACTTCATAAATAGCTAAAGTCTCAGGATCTCGAACCACGAGATCAATCATGTCCAGACTGTGATTGGGAATAATTTGATCATTCTGATATTCGTCACCACGTTCAATCACTTCCACAACCTGATCGGTATAGAGACGAGTTTTATCCACCAGTTCAGCACTGGAATTGTTGGTGAGCATTTCACCTACTTCGTAGTGTTGAGTATAACCACGAAGTTCACGGACATAGAGATTGTAATCCCTAACCCGTTCGTTGGTGTAGCAGAGGATACGACGCTTGGAGTCTTCTTGATTATAGTCTCTCTCAAGAATACCTTTCATTTGGTTCCCATTCACGAAGTCAATCACACCGGGGACTTCTTCAATAGGGAAGAACTCACCAGTTAAGACTGTTTGCTTGGCTATCTCTGCGAGATCCATTAGAGCTTGTTGGTTTTCCTGACGAACAGGCTGAATCAGCATACTCTCTGTCTTGTTCTTAGCATACACCGGGGAGATATTTTCCTTAACCGGGGCAAGTTGGTTTTTGTCACCGACGAACAAGATCTTACAGGAACTGGTCGTACCTTTGTCGATGTAATCGTACAGAGTCCGATTCACCATTGAAGCTTCATCCACGATGATCAGAGTGCGGTCATGGACTTCCCATTTGGGAGTTGGAATCACCCGCTGCTCACCTGTGTTGAAGTCATTCTTAATCCGGAGATTCATATAGCTGTAGATGGTCTGAATGGCAGCCCGACGGTGCTGCATTGACCCTTTGAGGACCGCTGCTGCTTTATTTGTGGTGGCTGTGATAGCGACGTGGACCAGATTGGAATGTGGTCCTTTGTGCTTTAGGATGTCATCTGCTACTTTAGAGATGAAGAAGCTCTTGCCTGTTCCAGCACCACCTGAAACCCGGTGGAATTTCCGTGATGGGTCATTGATGAAAGCTAGTACGTCTGCAAAAGCATCTCGTTGTTCTTGGTTTAGGCTCGCCATTGTTCGAGATCCCTCATGTTATGTTGGTGAAGCTCAGAGATCATTTGTTCTTCTTGACTACTGAGAGTTTCTGAATTGAAGTCGGGATGTAACAGAAAAATTCTACGAGAACCTTTCCAAGAATTTTGTCTACAGGAGTTCAAAGACTTGAATCTTATAGACACTCTGGGAAAACCTTCCGGGCCATACTCAATGGAACGTTCGACATTTTTACAAATAGCCCAGCCTTTGACGTACCAGAGTTCTCGTGCATTTCGGTAAAGTCGATCTGATTCATATTGAGTTGGACAAACACATATCATGTGCAGACCTTTATTCAGGCCATTCATCACGTTGTCATAGCTGATTTCGATCATGGTTTCCTCTTGAAGAAAAACCCCTCACCTCCGAAGAGATGAGGGGTGTTGATTTGGTTCTTGTGGCTTTCACACGAAAGTCCAGTTTTCTCTGGCCCTATTCCCGTCTACGATTTGTGAAGTTCGTCCGAATAGGTGGAACATAATCTTCCTCGGAGAGCTAAATGAATTAGCTCAAACTTAGCCACATTTGCTGTAGCCACAGTCCTGACAAGTCGGGCATCCAGAAAGGTTCACCATGCTATAACCTTTGCAGTTTGAGCATTGATCAGGCACATAGCTTGTATCGGGCGACTGCTTGGCATCTTCCTCTGTCGTGATGAAAGAGGTGGTCACAGGAGATGGTAGACTTTCAGGGGTCGATTGATACCCGATCAGGTCTAGATGCTCTGACAGCTTTTGGCCTATCAGAGCAACCAAAGAAGGACAGTACCGACCTTCTACCCACTGACCCCCTTTGGGATCATGGATTTGCTTGAGTTCTTCAGCTACAAATCTCACATCTCCACCTCGTTGGAATACTGCACTGATCATTCGAGTCAGAGCCATTGTCCATTGGTGATGTTCGACATTTTTACTGTTGATGAAGATCTCGAAAGGCATGAACCATTCATGTTCAGGGTCCACGACGTTGTTGAAGGTGACATAGTAGCTGTCCTTACCCCAACGACACTTGTAAGTAGAGCCATCAGTTACGGCAGGACGAGCCATCACCCGCATATCGCCATCGTATTCTTTGTCTACGATTTCCGGTTTAATTTCCGGTTCTTTTTCTTTGGTTTCAACGGACAAGACGGATCCTGTCACGTCATTTGGCCGGTAGGTTGTGCAACCTTTACAGCCAGTTTTGAAGGCATGGTCGTAGACTGCTTTGAACTTCTCGAACGAGATATCCTTGGGCAAATTCACAGTTTTCGAAATGGACGAGTCCACCCACTTCTGGAGAACAGCCTGCATGACGATATGATCTTCAGGAGTCAGATCCTGAGCCGTTGCCATGTAGTTTTCCCACCACCAGATGGCGTCGGGATTATCATTCTCACCGAAGTGCTCTTCGAATTTGAGAACAGCGTAGTCATACACTGTCTCTTCTCGCTTGGTTCCATCATCGTTTGTTACCTTGCGAGTAAAGCTAGGAGCGAAGATAGGCTCACCCCCGGAACTCACATTGCCTGCATACATGCTGATGGTTCCTGTGGGAGCCACCGATAGTAGGTGAGAGTTTCGGATACCCCATTCAAGGATGTCGTCCTTGATGTACTGTGGCATCCGTTGCATGAAGCCAGATTGAATGAACTTCTCACGGGCTTCAAGGCTTTGAAGACAAGGTGCTGGACCCATCTCCCGTGCCATCTGAATGGACTCTTCATAAGCCCAGATGGCAATATTTCTCATGATCATATTGGTATAATGAACAGCGTTTTCACTGCCATATTTTGCACCAATCATGAAGAGAGCATCAGCCAGTCCGGTCACACCCAAGCCTTGGCGACGCTTGAAGCGTGCTTCGTCTCGTTGTGCTTTCAGAGGGAAGAGGCTGGTCTCTACCACACTGTCCAGAAGACGCACTCCAGTCCGTACAGATTCTTCCAGCGAGTTCATGTCTATCTCTGCCTGTCCTTTGATGAACGGAAAGACGACATGGGCTGCCAGATTCACTGAACCAAGCAAACATGCACCATAAGGAGGTAACGGCTGCTCACCGCATGGATTTGTAGCGGCAATGGTTTCAAGGAACCAGAGGTTGTTCTCTTTGTTAATGCGATCAATGAAGATCACACCGGGTTCAGCGTAGTTGTAGGTATTCCACAGAATTGCATCCCAGAGTTTTTTGGCTTTGATAGTCTCATAGACTTTGCCATTGAACATGAGATCCCAGTCAGAATCAGCAGCCACCGCTTCCATGAACTCATCAGTACAGAGCACCGATACGTTAAAGTTGCGAAGACGTGCAGGATCCTGCTTGGCTTGGACGAATTCCATGATGTCCGGATGATCACACCGCATGGTAGCCATCATGGCTCCACGACGAGAACCAGCAGACATGATGGTTTTACACATCGCATCCCAGACATCCATGAATGTGAGAGGACCGCTAGAGAAGCTCTCCACGCCCTTCACAGGTGCCCCCTGCGGACGAAGGGTAGAAAAGTCGTAACCGATTCCACCACCTTGCTGCATTGTCAAAGCAGCTTCCTTGAGCATATCGAAGATACCGTCAAGACTGTCTGGGATGGTTCCCATGACATAGCAGTTGAACAGAGTCACGTTGCGTCCTGTACCTGCACCGGAATTGATCCGACCAGCAGGTAAGAACTTGAAACCATACAAAGATTTGAAGAAGCGTTGTTCGAGTGCTTCTCGTTCTGCATAGTTGTTGTGGAGAGGAGGAAGATCTGCACAGGCAGATGCAATTCGACTCCATGTATCAACCACATCTCGATCAGAATTGAAACCTTCACGATCCGTTTTGAAACGGTACTTTTGGTTCCAGATCTGCTCGCTGATGGGTTGAAGGAAATGAGCTTCACTCATGGTTGGACCTCTTGGTTTGGGTTGGAAAACGGATGTTCGATGTACCAATGTCACTTCAGAGGAGCAAGCACATTTAGTTATTTCGCTGCCCTCCTCCACCATGGGTCGTTTTTTTCTCCATGGCTTCAAGGGCTTGAAAGTCTTCTTCAGACAGGGTTTCTGTAGTCCCACCCATAAGACCCACTCCATAGTTCAGACCAGCTTGGAAAGAGGTTCTTTCTTGTATGGTAGGGAATACTAAAGGCTTCAAATCGTTGTCTCTGGAAGTTTTCACATTGAAACTGAACTCCCCCATCGGGTAGATGGCAATGTCCATAGCTTCTGGACAATTCAATTGCATCTCGTCGATGTAATTCACCAAGTTTTGGACCGTTGGGGGGCCAAACAGTCTGAAGATCCACCATCGGATCCCCTTCTTGTGCTCCATATTCATGTCTGCTCCTTTGCTGCTCCGGCACCATGAATGCCAGATTTGTTGGAACCAAAAACAAAAATCATGATCAGGACTTTTTTGTTTGACTCAGAGTCTCTTGCAGATTCTGCATTTCTTCAAGCTCTTCGTCGGTTATAGGGGTGAACGATTCAGGATCGAAATCCATCTGTTTGAGGAAGTCTTTCTGAATCAAATCTTCCAGTTTGGGTCCATGGTATTCAGGCTGTTGCTCCAACAGTTGATCGAGTTTTTGGGTCATGGACCGTTCCATTTTGGCGATGGCTTGGGCATGGATCACTTGCATGATCAAACCCAGAAACAAACATCCCAGTACGATTGCTTGTGTCATCATCATTGGTGTCAGAAAATCTGGCATCATCTCTTCTCCGTTGGTTTTGTTTGTGTGTGACCATCTCCAGATGATTAGGATTAACACACATACGGTTTCGACACTTATGGTCTATCTGTTTCTTACCCGGAATGTAGCCATGAAGTTGAGTGTACATGACTCGATGCACAGCGACAGTGTGACCTGACAGACACATTCGAGGGTATCCACCTCCACGACCGTTCCCAGAATTAGAGCCTTGCCAAATGTGACACTCAGTTTCGTATCCAAGATCAACGATCTCGACGTTGGAGTAGACTTTTTCTTGGATCTCAGAGCGGCGACACATTTGGGAAACCTCCTTCGATTTGATATTCGCGGCGGAACTCGCGTCATGTAGAACAAAAAGTGAACATGCAGTAAGATTTGGATTAATGGCCAAATTAGTCTCCCAGAGCCGGGATTTAAGACTAAAATGACCATTAATCCAAAAGTAGTGAACAGCCTTAACTGATAGCAGTCAGAATCTGTTTCTCTTCTTTGGCAGTGAATCCGAGCGCATTGTAGCTCTTTTTCTTTGCCTTCTTGAAGGCTGCTAGTGCTTCGAAAGCACCCTGATTGAACATTAGGCGAGCACGTTCGGTGACGGTGAGAGTCGTTTCTTTCGACTTCACGTAACCGTCGTAGTCGTACTTGTCAGCCCAGCGACCCATGGTACGGGTCGAGGTGTTGTGAAGTGCAGCGATTGCCGACTTCGAGCCTTTCTCCAGACGGAGATCTTCGAACACTGCGATGACTTCTTTTGGAGCAGAGTCCCAAGGCATTGCGCCAGTTGCAGTTTTCTGAGAAGTTTTTGCCATCTTCACGATGTCCTTCTTTTCACGACGAATCTCTTTATCAATATTCAGAGATTCACCAGAGGTTTGTATATCAGGCTTGGCTTCTTCCAAGGCTATAGCAGGGATCTCACGGCCTTTGATAGCCACTCGACTCTCCACCTTTTTATCACCTACCTGCACAGCTTCGAACGGCTTGATAGCTCGTCCCATCACTGCATCTTGGATGACAGAGTTGAAGGTCTGTTCTCCGGTGACGAATGCACCAGAGTCAACCATCTCATGTGTTTGTGCAGTCATGACGCCAATGACATCATATGCACAGACACGGGCCTTGTTCGTCTCGCCATGAGGGACAGCAATGAAATTTGCAGGATCCACCAGAACGATCAGAGTGTGAGAACCACCAAACCAACGAAGGTAGCCAAGATTGGCCACATGCAGGCCGTGAGAGCAGGAACGGTTGCGACTGGGATCAACCCCATCCACATCCATCCAGACGTGACTCCCGACCTGTTGTTCGATTTTACCCGAGTGGATATCAACGAACATTTCATTAGACCGTTGGTTCACCTTCTTGTATCCGATGATGAGACCGTCGTTGGTGAGCGGAAGCTCAGACCGTTCGATGAAGTCCATCAGATCTTCAGCACTGTGAAGGCGATCTTTGGCCACTGGAGCGAGGCGACGAAGGAAGTTACGTACCGCAGGGGATTGTTCATCAGCAGCACGGTTTGCGTGCTTTTGGAGCTTCTCCACCTTCGGGATGACAACCTGTTCACCCTCGTGTTCAACGGCCACAGAGACTTTCTGAGGATAGAAGATCCCCTGAACCTGTTTGCCGTTGATTTCGTGTGTGACAATTATGCCACTGTTCTCAAAGCCTTCAGGAATGATGGCTTTGGAGATTGTCATGAACTGGTTCAGGTCAGTCAGAACGACTGTCTTTCCGTCCAGTTTGGGAGTCAGAAACTCCGCAAGTGCCGTCGTGTCATACGGGCCGTCGATCTTCATATCAAGCACTTCACCATCAACGGTGATGAGCATGATATTCGTCTCGGAAGCCAACATGGACACGACGTTCTTGGTATTGTCGGTCATGGTTTACCTCTTGGTTTGATCAAACAGTTCGCAGGAACCGCATGAGTTTTTCGGAAAAGACTTTTATCTCTCCCGGTTTCATTCCACGAATGTGAGACTCCATCCGGTAGTCGTTGAAAAACTCCAAGTTCTTCATTTTCTGACGAACCAAAGAAACAGCGTCACTTTCGACGTGTGGGCTGAGACTTTCACGGACTAGAACCCGAGTATCGGTATTGGTGTACCGACATTTCTTTGCCGTGTGAAGGATCGTCATGTCTTCCCAGAACTTGTCTTTCTGCTTAGTTCGTAAATAGGGAAGACCGAAGAACTTCTGGATCTCTGGAAGTGCTCTGATTTTCTCAGGTAGTCCCGATTCTTTCTGAAGCAGATAATGCAAACGCATTGTCTCTACTCTCTGCGGATCTTCCAGAATCTTACAGATCATCTGGTGGAGCTTCTGCTCGTAGGTTGGGATCTTATCAAATTTCTTTGTCACACGAGACTTGTTGTGGATAACCACGAAACGAGGCGTGTTTTGATAAACCCAAGCCATGAGTTTCCGATCAGGGAGATCCGAGCGATATCCGGTTTTGATCTTGTGCTCTGTCAGAGTGATGTAGCAGGTGGGATTTTCTACTGGATTGTCCCAGTCACACCAGTCCTCCTCCGTAGGATCGTAGAGAGGATAGGTGCTTCTCGGACGAGGTGTAGAGGGTGTAGAGGGTGTAGAGGATCTCACCTGCTTCGGAGGCTCATCGGCTTCATAGACCGTGTATCCAGCGTCCTCTAGTGCCTTGAGAGCCTTGTCGTAGTTCCCTTTCTTCTGATGAACCACGATAGCAGCTATAGGGTGGGCATTGGCGTGGTGGTAGTTGTCGCCAAACGCAGACCGATGAAACTGGTGATATATTTTGACTGTTGGGTAGTTCTTGGTGAACATACTCTGGTATGAGAAACGAGTCTCTTTCAGAGTACCCAGAGTTTTCGCCAGAATGACCGTCTTGGTCAGTAGTACATTACTGTACTCTTTACCATTTTTCTTGAACCAAAGACGATCAGGATACCGACGATTGGGCGTTTTCAAAGCCTTGGTTCCACGGAGGTTTTCGATGATGGTTTTCTGACGGTTAGTGATATACCCCACCTTACCAGCACGACGGATGTTCTCCACCACAAGCCAATCATCACTGTCACCAACACGAATATCGTTGTCGAGTCCGGTGATGTCATCACAGATCTTCTTGGCGTCGATCAGTTCTTTCATGGATTTGGGGATTTCGATCATTTTCACAGTCTTGATATTTCGACAAGAGCGTCCCCAATTCATGATGTAATCCCGATAGTGCTTGAACTCCGGGAAGTTTTTGGCCCAAATGATATACTTCATTTGGTCAAACCGCTTGCTGCTAATGAATCGTTCGACTTCCGCAGTGTCTTTCAGAACTAAAGTACAGATGCTGTTCCACATCGACTGATTCATGGTGTCAGGACACTGTTCTTGTGCAGAAGCCAGAACAAGATGATCTGGATCCACTACTTTCTGAAGTGGCTTCCGATCACCAACTCGAACCCATGCTTCAATCATAAACTTTGGTTCTACTCCAGATTCCTTGAGGGATTTGAAGCCTTCCTTGAGCATGACACGAGCGCAGGGAATCAACATGGAACGAAAGTTTTCTTCTATGATTTCCAGTTGGTTACGGATGGTTTCCACTGTCTTTGCGTTCAGGTTCAAACCTTCACGACTAGGCAGAGGTGTCAAAGTCGATGGTTTGAAGCCGATGTACAACGTTCCAAGACGACGAGCCATTTTGGAGACGAACCGATACTCGGCTTCATAGGCTTCATCCGGAACCAACTTGTAGCGAACACCACCGTAAACGGCATAGAGATTACCACTGTTTTGGTCATCACCGATAACCCACTCACCGGGAGAAACTTCATCTGCTTCAATGAGTTCTACTTCTTCATTGCAATAGTGAATATTTGCTTTGATTCCAGAAAGATAAAGGATTTCTTTTACGTACTCATAAGCACGTACCATGTCTCCTTCTGAGTTCAAAGGAACGGTAACGAGAAGTCCTGATTCATCAGTAGGGATATCTTCGAAAATGATGGAGCGTCCGGGTCCACCTGCACTTTCGTCAGAGACACGGTTCATCACATACATTCCCTTCACTCCTTTGTGGAATGAGGTGACAGTGAAGCTGTCTGTGTAGGCATAGGGGGACTTGGAACCAAGACCGAAACCACCAGTGAGAGCATCTTGGGAACGCTTGGTAGAGTTGCCATAGATGCAATAAATCGGGTGGATTTCGCTCTTATGGATACCGGGACCATAGTCACGAATGATCAGACCCGAGGTGTCGTTGATGTAGATGTCGATGGGAGTATCTTGGCAATCACCCATGCGGTGGGCATCCCAAGCATTGAACATCGTTTCTTGGATCATGGTCCGCATTGGTTTCTGGTAGAGACCAGTGGACAGCATGTTCATCAGTACAGGGTCATTTGTGACCCCGAATGCCTCAGTTTCACCGCCTCCGATCAGGACGTTTTTCTGTTCGAAGTCGCTGCCATTCAGGACTTGCATGGTCATATCTCCTTGGTTTGAAATACAAAAACCCCTACCCCAAGAAATGGGGCAGGAGTTATCCCGTCATAGGGCATCAAGAATGCCGTGGATCGCAATTTCGCTTTTGCTACTGCGACTCCACTCAGGGATCAGTTGTCGATGTGATCAGTGGAGAGCAGTTCTCCTGCATCACTACGAATGTCGATATCGGGAATAAAGCTCTGAGGCTTCCAGATGATCTTGGTGTGATACACCGACACATCTGCCGATTCGAGTTGGACACTGAAGTAGGTTAGGTTGGCACTTCGACCCATGGAGTGTCGCTTGAAGCCATCAGGCTCCTTGCAGGTTGCCCAGAGCTTGTCACCTTTGTCTTCGATGCTGCAAAGACCAGTTACCTGAACAACCTCAGTATCGGTCCATGTGTTGTAAAACACAATGTTCCTCATGATCTTGAAGTTGTCAGCCTCTTTGGAAAGATTGAGGTTGGCGGTGGTTGCATCATCCTGACAAGCAGCCAGAGCGAAGAATGAGACTACCGCAGTAGCCCCGAGAAGAAGACGTTTCATCGTCAGTCCTTTCAGATGTTTTCCTGAATCCATAAACGGAGTTCAGTTTTGGTCATGGTTCCAACGTGGATGTTTTGCACCATTCCGTTCGAGAACAACACCACAGAAGGTACAGACCGGATGTTCAGGTGAGAAGCAGTCTCTTCCGCATGTTCGATGTCCATCTCTGCGAAACGTACATCTCCGGCCATCTGTTGAGCCATCTCTTCGACTGTGGGTTTGAATCGTTTGCACGGCTGACACCAAGACCCAGTGAACATGATGACGATGGGATCGGTATTTTCACGAACGTTCGTGCGAAAGTCAGTGTCAGTGAGTGGTTTGAGCATTTGCTGTCTCCTGTTCTGCCATTTCAGTCTGGAATTTCTTCCATTCGCTGACGATCCCCGTCATGTCCGGAGCTTTGTAGTTCGGACCTTTGAGGATCTTTCCATCTTCACGACGGATCGGTTTGCCCTCGTCATCGAGCTTGCTCATATTGGAATCATGAACTGCTTCGAAGGCTGCAACGACCATAGGAAGAGGGATCCGTAGCTTCTGGGTCACAGTGGAGACCGCAGTGGCTGCTGCATCCAGAGTGTCTTGAAGACGCTGGTTGGTTTCCTGATCGACGATC